TGCTGCCGAACCATCGTGTACGGGTTTTCAAGTCGATCAGAAGAAGAGGCCTGCACTGGAAGGCCTCGGAATGGGCCTGTGGGCCCTCCTGGCTGACGAACACCCGCTCCCGCGGGTATCTGTACCCCCAAACTCGCCAGCGGGCTTCTGGGCCCGTTGGCTGTAAAGGTGAACTACCTCACATTTACAGTGAGCACCTTGCGATACTCCCGTATATATATTATGAGGGGCTGAAGGCCCCTCTGAAGAGCGCCTTTAGGGCGCTCACTAAGAACTAAAGACCGGCCTTCGAGGGCCGGTCATAGAACTTGGAACCCGCAACCGCGGGTTCTCTGGCGGCGCCAGTGCGCCGCCTAAGAGATCGGGCGCCCAGTGGCGCCCTCTAAGGGGTGTTCACTCGTGTTTGGCACTCGCTCGAGTGTCAACTGGGACACTCAACCGGGGAAGTTCGACGTTCTGAACCTGCGGATGCGGTTCGACAGCTCGTCCGAGCACGAGATCCCCGACCTGGCCGCGACCGACTTCGTGCCGGCCAACCTCGCGGCGTGGAATATGCCGCGACATCGCGAATACGCCGCCATTTCGGGCGGCGCTCTGCACTTCTTCCTTGACGATTACCGATTCGAGACCGTTTGGTCGGCTCCGGAGCGCCTTTTCGACCGCGTGAAAGCGGTAGGAGCCGCATTGACCCCAGATTTCAGCCTGTGGGTCGATATGCCTCGGGCTGCACAGGTCTGGAATGTATATCGCAGCCGCTGGTGCGGCGCATATTGGCAGTCGCAGGGGATCGAGGTTATCCCGACCGCGTGTTGGGCGACCCCCGACACATTCGATTTCTGCTTCGACGGAATTCCGGACGGCGCTACGGTCGCCGTCAGCTCAATGGGCATCCGGTCGAACAAGAAAGATCAGGCGCTTTTCCGCGCCGGCATCCAAGAACTCGTAGATCGCAAGCAACCGAGACTGGTCCTGGCCTACGGGCGGCTGCGTTATTGCGACGACATCGATCTCCCAGAGGTTCGTGAGTATCCGACCTTCTGGGACAGACGCAGAAAGCAGGTAGCCGAGACATGGGAGGACGCGGCTCTGGCGGCGGGCCCGGTCCCGGCAGCGGAAGGTCCAGCAAGAAGTCACTCGTCAAGAACGGAGCTGGCGGCGCCGGGAGTGCCGGCGGCGGTGGCAGCTCTGCAGGATCTAGCGGAGGCGGCGGCAAGGGAAACGCTGGTGCCGGAACTGGCGGTGTAACCGGAGGACAGGGCTCAGGCAAGGGTGGCGGCGGTGGCACCGGTGTCACCACGACCAAGGGCCCGACCCGGCTGATCATCGAGTACGGACCAGACCTGACCGACTCCGAGAAGGCAGCACAGAAGGAGAAGTTCGACAAGCTCCCGCAGCACGTCAAGGAGCGTCTGCACGAGACCGGCACCCGAGTCTGGGTGGGGCGTCGAGCTGACGAGACGCCAGGCTGGGCAGCGTACGCCGAAGAGCACGAAATCACATCGACCTCCAAGATCCCGGACGGTCGAGAGATTGGGACACTGAGCTTCTACGTTCCGTCCCGCAACGAGGTGTACATCTCGGTCCACCACCCGGGTGGCAGCGTCAACGTCTACACCCACGAGCTGGGCCACGCTATCGACTTCCAGTGGCAGGGCGGCGGAAAGACGATCAGCAACGACCCCGAGTGGGTCAAGCTGCACGAGGAGAACATCCTCAACAACGAGTCGATCTACTACTACTACCGAACCGGCTCAAACGGCACGGCGCTGTCTGGCCGCAAGGAACTCTTCGCAGAGGGCTTCGCGATCTACAATCAGTACGGGTACAACCGGCTGGTTTCCTTCGTCGGAAGCAAGGCAGTCGCCGACAAGATAATCGAGATCTGGACGAAATACGGAGTGATCAAATGATGCCACCTACGGATCCGGTAGATCCGCCCGAGGGTGATGTCATTCCGTACCCGATGGACGTTCTCAGACTCGGCGCCAACCGCTGGCTCTCACAGGAGGGCCGGGTTCTGCCGGTCCCTCTGGGCGACGAAGTCGACATCAAGCCGAACACCCTCAAGTTCTGGGAAGACGCGGCTATGCGCGGCTCCGGAGTTCCTCTCAGCGATCTGATCGTGTGAGCTGGGCCGACTCGGATCGGCGCCAGAACCTACCACCTGACTGGGACAAACGTCGTCTCCAGGTGCTCGTTGATGCCAACTGGCTCTGCGAGATCGAGATGCCGGGTTGCGAGCGCGTGGCCACTGACGTGGACCACATTAAGCGCGGCAACGACCACTCGTTAGGCAACCTTCGGGCTGCCTGTGGCTGGTGCCACGACCGTAAATCATCCGCCGAGGGCGTATCACGCCGGCGGGAACTTAAAGCCCGGAGGAAGAGACCAGACCAACGTCACCCTGGGCGCAGATAAGGGGCCAGGAGCCCCTTCCACCCAGGAGGTGAAATGGCAGGCACTCGTGGTCCCATCGGGAAGCGAGACGAAGAACGGGTTCGCAGGAACACTCCGGACAGCCCGACCGAGACGGTCGTCGTCCACGGAGCGGTCCAGATACCCGAGCTAGGAGACGTGAGCTACCTCGGAGAGACGCACCCGCTGATCGAGGATCTGTACGACTCGATCAAGAAATCCGCCGCGGTCAAGTACTACGAACCGACCGACTGGCAGATCGCACGACTCACGCTCTACACGCTTAACGAGGAGCTGATCGCAGCCCGACACCAGGGCAAGCCGGTAGGCGCGATGAAGCTCACCGCGATAAATCAGATGCTCTCCTCGCTGTTGCTGACAGAGGGAGATCGACGCCGCGTTCGGCTCGAAATCGAACGCAAGGGCACCGGTGACTCCCCCACCGGTCAGGTTGTCGATATGACCCAGATGCTCAAGCAACGCCTCGCCCAAGCAAAGGCGAGCGGAGGGTGAGGTCCCCAGGAGGGGGTTCTGAGCCGTTGCCGCTCCAGCGGCTCCCCCCTCCGGGGTTGACCAGACATTGAAAGGATCTCCATGGCCGTCATCGGCATCGAATTCGAACCAGACTCGTTGGTTCTCACCAGGGGTCGCGACTTCAAGTGGTCGTTCGAGAACCTGGACGAAGACGGCAAGGCCATCGACTACCCAGCCGGTGACCTGTACTTCGAGCTGCATACTGGCGGCGAGCACAACGCGCTGCACCAGGTCCAGGTCGTCGGCGCCACGGGCGGCGCGTACACCCTGAACGTCAACGGCATCGACACGCCGAACATCGACTACAACGACGTGTCCGAGAACCCGCGCGGTCTGGCCGGCGACATCACCGACGCGGTCGAGGCCGCGGTCGGCGCCGGAAACGCCATCGTGCATCCGGTGTCGCTGTATCCGGCCTGGACGATGAACTTCAACCTCAACAGCAGCAAGCCGCTCAGCGAGCAGTTGGTGAACACCATCAACAAGGCGACCAACGACTTCTTCGACACGTTCGAACAGCTCTTCGGCGTCGACGTGGAGATGACCGTCACCGATGCACTGAACTTCCAGCTCAAGGTGACCTCGCGGCGCTCGTTCGATGAGGTCGGCGTGCTGACCTTCGCGGTCAACGTCACTGCCACCGCGATCAAGAACTTCTTCAACAGCGTCTCCGCGCTGGTCGGCGCGGTGAACACCGTCAACGTCGACTTCTACTGGAACCGCACGTACGACATCGAGTTCGTCGGCGCCCTGTCCAACACGCGCGTCCTGCCCACCGTGGCAGATGGCACAGGCCTCACCGGTGCCAGCGCCGAGGCCAAGTCCGAGGTCGTGGAGACCGGCAAGAGCCCTCTCACCCTGTGGCCGTTCCACATCAGCGGCACCCGCGCCGACCTGAAGGTCGAGAGCGAAGAGGCAGACAAGATCCAGCCCCGTACGTCGTGGCAGCTCGTGTTCCTACCTGAAGGCGAAGAGGCAGGCGGCGACCCCGTCGCGCTGGGCCGAGTGGTGGTGCAGCGTTGAGGCTCAAAGGCATCCCACCCGAGGGAGTTCCTGCTGTCTCCTACGTCGGAAAGCCCCAAGGCACGATTGTCGGCTCAGCGGATCGTCCGGTCGGGAAGATCATCTCGGTCCCCGGCAACCCAGGTCGACCCGGTGACCCCGGTCCTCGTGGAGATGGCCTGCAGATCGACGGCGCCGTAGCCGACACCGAGTCGCTCCCCACCGCGGGAGAGCACCCGCTGGAGATGTGGGTCACCACGTTGGACGGGAACTTCTGGCTGTCAGACGGCACTGCCTGGTACCTGGCCAAGGTCAGGGGCCCTGAAGGCCCCGAAGGGCATCCCACCTGGGACTCCGTCGAGGACAAGCCCTCTCAGTTCCCACCTACCCAGCACACCCACCAGATTGACGACGTAGTCGGTCTGCAGTCGTACATCGACAACGGACTCAGCACCAAGGTCACCCAGAGCCAGGTCGACGCCACCGTCGACACTGCCATCGAAGGTCTCATCGGCAGCGCACCCGAGGTGCTCGACAGCATCGCTGAGCTGGCCGACGCCATAGGCGACGACCCCAACTTCTCGGTGACCGTCTCAGGAATGATCGCGGCCAAGGCCGACAGGACGACCACCGTTACCGCGGGCCCCGGCCTCACCGGTGGCGGGGACCTGTCCACGAGCCGCACTCTGGCCGTGAACTTCGGTACCGCGAGCGGCACGGTCTGTCAGGGCAACGACTCTCGTCTGTCCGACGCCAGAACCCCGACAGCGCACTCTCACAGCGTCTCTGAGGTGTCCGGGCTGCAGAGCGCACTGGATTCCAAGGCGGCAGCGTCTCTGCTGCCTGTACAGGTCACACAGGCCCAGTACGACGCCATGGGGTCAGGTCGACCAGCTCGTCTATACGCGATTGTGGGATAGCCCATGGCAGCTAGATTCGGCGACGCAACGCCGACCAAGTACTACTTCGCTGACAACGCACTTTCCAAGCTGTACTTCGGAGACACCCTGATCTGGGTGTCGTTCTCCCCGACACGCACCGACTACTCCACGCCGGGTACGTACACCTTCACCCTCCCAGACGGCAGTGTCGCCATCGACTACGCCATCCTCGGAGGCGGCGGCGGCGGGGCCGGCGGCGGTCTGTTCCTCCCAGGTGGGGCAGGTCAGGGAGCTAGCTGGCTGTTCGGCACCCTCGTCCGAGGCGTCGACATACCGATGGAGATAACGCAGGTCTCCGTCCTCGTCGGAGCAGGAGGCACTGGAGGCGCTGGAGGCGCATCTGCTGGACAAGGAAGCAACGGCGGACAGTCCGCGCTGATCTTATCCTCGGGCCCATCGTTAGTAGCCGCGGGCGGCGTGAGTGCCGCGAGCAGCGGACTGGGCTCTGGAGCCAGCGGTGGTGCAGCCAGAGGCGGCAACTCCAACAGCAACAGGGACGTGGTTCTCAACGGGCAGACCTACTCCGGAGGCGCCACACAGGGCTCCACAGGTGCTCCCGGAAACCCGCCAGGTGGCGGCGGAAAGGGCGCCGGCATCGGCGGTAGGGGCGGTAACGGAGCTGACGGATTCGTCGGCCTGTACGCCCGATAACGACTTGGGCGGTCCCCCAGAGCGTGGGGGGCCCCCACCTGCACATGTAGCTCAATTGGTAGAGCAGCGGTCTCCAAAGCCGCGGGTTCCAGGTTCGAGTCCTGGCGTGTGTGCAGACGCGAGATACCCAAGCGGCAAAGGGATCTGACTGTAAATCAGACGCTTCGGCTTCGCAGGTTCGAGTCCTGCTCTCGCGACTTGACACACAACGGAAGGAAATGTCATGCGTACCAAGGTCATCCTCTTCGTGCTCAAGCAGGCCGTGAAGTACCTGTCGAAGCACCCCGACCTGATCCCCGGTGAGATCGACGACGCGGTAGTCCGCTTTCTGGCTCGCCACCTGGGGGTCTGATGACCATCGTCGTAACCCGCAAGCAAGCGCAGTGGGTCCACGACATGGCACGTGCTCGGGCTGGCCTACAGTACGCCTACGGTGGAGCTTTCACCAACGACCCTAGGGTTTCCACCGACTGCTCTGGTCTGGTGCTTCAGACCGCCGCCTGGTACGGCGGTCGCACCGACTGGGTCGGTAACCGGTACGGATCCACCGAGAGTTTCCGTCTCGACCACAAGATCGTCTACGACCTGGGCTTCAAGCGCCTGCCTCCGGGCGGCGTGGCTGCGCTGCCGATCAAGCCGGTAATGCTCGTCGGTCTGATGCACGGAGGCGGCGGGGCTAACTCGCACACCTCCTGCACGCTGATGACGATGGACATCCCCGGTGGCCCGGTGAAGATGTCCGCTCGCGGCGTCGACTGGGAGTCCCACGGTAACCGCAACGGACACGGTGTGGACCTGTACGACGGTGCCAGAGCCTGGAATGACCCGATGTTCCACGACTTCTGGTATCTGGACGCCGTTCTCGAAGGATCTGATGAGACGCCGTCAGAGATGACGGTGCCGCTGACGCAGAATGCGAACGGGACCTGGACCTCTCCGAGCCCCGCCTGGGCGCATCTGATCATGCGTGAGTCGAGCGGCAACCCGACGATCATCCAGCAGATCCACGACGTGAACTCTGGCGGCAACGAGGCCGAAGGCCTGTTCCAGATCACCCCTAAGACATGGAAAGCCCACAACGGCACCGAGTTCGCACCGACCCCGAGGTCGGCCACACCACAGCAACAGGCGATAGTCGCTGCACGAATCTTCACCCGCAATCCGAGTGGATCCGATTGGGGCGCTGGCCTTCCCGGTCGCGAAGATCCGCAGCAGCTCGCTGCGGGCCTGGTGCCCACCCACTCAGAGGAGGATGAGTTGGCTGACCCAGCCATTCAGAAGATGATCCGAGAGATCCACGCGTGCTTGTTCAACGAGACCGAGTCGTGGAGCCCTCTCGCTACCCCCGGCGAAGGGGCGATCTACCAGCTTCACGAGAAGATCCACTCCATCGACGGGATGGTTCACCCCATCTACGCCGAAAAGCGCGCCCGCGCTGGTGATCTAGGTGAGCTGCACCGCATCGTGCTGGCCGCTAAGGGCTTGGGCAAGGTTCGGGACGCCGTCACAGTTCGGGTCTTCCAGCAGATTCTCGCCGACATCGAGCGCGATCACCCCGAAATCCTCAAGGCGTACATCGCCCAGATCGGACCAACATGACGTACACCCTCCCAGTAATCGCTAAGGCCCTGATGGCTGGCGTCACCGCGGCCTTGGGCGCCGCGGCGGTAGCGGCTGGAGGACCTGACCTCTCGGCCCTGGACCTCGGAGACATCCTCGGCAGCCTGGGCGCCGGCCTGGTGGCCTTCGGCGCCACGTTCAGCACCCCGAACAAGGACACCTCGACTCCGGTCGACAAGGTCATCGCGGGTGTTGAGCAGGCCGTGGCCGCGCACGAGGCCGCAAAGGCTGAGGTGGACCGGGTCAAGGAAGCCCTCGGAAGTGTCACCAGCGACGTTCAGCGAGCCGCTGACGCCGTGAACCTCGGCCCTCTGGCCTCCCAGATCCTCAACGGGATCGCACCTGCGTACAGCCAGGTGTTCGACCCAGACACCCAGCCCTGGAATCGCTGACCCGAACTTGACACCCAACTAGAAAGGAGTCGGGGTGAGCCTCAGTAACCACCATCCAGAGTTAGCCCCTACTCCTCCCCACATCATCGGGCCGACCTGGCAGACGACCATCGACGGCGATTGGTACCTGCCCGAGAAGACACTCGGGTGGGGAGTCCTCGAGTGGATGTCGAAGTACGTCAACACCCCAGGCGGGCATGACGACCCGAAGCGACTGCAGTTCCTGATCGAGCTGTCAGAAGCCGGTATCGATGTCAACGAGAACATGCTCCTGCTCACCAACGAGCAAACCAGACTCGTCCTCTGGTGGTACGCGGTAGACGACCGCGGCCAGTACATCTACCGAGAAGGCGTGATCCGCCGGCTCAAGGGCTGGGGCAAGGATCCGTTCTCAGCAGCGCTCGCGCTGGCGGAACTTTGTGGCCCAGTGGCTTTTTCACACTTCGATTCAGACGGCAACCCGGTAGGGAAGCGCCGCGCCGCGCCGTGGATCACCGTGGCCGCGGTCAGCCAGGACCAGACCAAGAACACGTTCTCGCTGTTCCCGGTGATGATCAGCAAACAGCTCAAGTCCGAGTACGGGCTGGAGGTCAACCGATTCATCATCTACGCCGAGGGCGGTGGCCGCATCGAGGCCGCTACCTCCTCGCCGGCCTCCATGGAGGGTAACCGGCCCACCTTCGTCATCCAGAACGAGACGCAGTGGTGGGGACAGGGTCCGGACGGCAAGGTCAACGAGGGCCACGCGATGGCAGAGGTCATCGAAGGCAACATGACCAAGGTCGACGGCGCCCGGACGCTGAGCATCTGCAACGCCCACATCCCCGGCACCGAGACGGTAGCCGAGAAGGCCTACGTCGAGTGGCAGGACGTTCAGTCCGGTAAGTCCATCGACTCCGGAATGATGTACGACGCCCTTGAGGCGCCGGCTGACACACCGGTGTCCGAGATCCCCTCCCAGAAGGAGGATCCGGTCGGATTCGCCGAGGGCCTAGAGAAGCTCAGGCAGGGCATCATCATCGCCCGGGGCGACTCAACGTGGCTGCCCATTGACGACATCATCAAGTCGATCCTGTCGACCAAGAACAAGATCACCGAGTCACGACGCAAGTTCCTCAACCAGGTCAACGCCTCGGAGGACTCGTGGCTGTCCCCACAAGAGTGGGACCGCATCGCGCTGGTGGACCCGGTGTTCAAGCTGCAACCGAAGCAGCGGATCGCACTTGGGTTCGACGGTTCGAAGTCCAACGACTGGACAGCCCTGGTGGCCTGCCGGATTGACGACGGTTTCCTGACGGTTCTCAACGTCTGGGATCCGAACAAGTTCGGCGGCGAGGTGCCGCGCGAAGACGTGGACGCCGCGATCCACTCCGCATTCGCCAAGTACGACGTGGTCGCATTCCGGGCCGACGTGAAGGAGTTCGAGGCGTACGTCGACCAGTGGGGTCGCGCGTACAAGAAGAGGCTCAAGGTCAACGCCAGTCCGAACAGCCCTGTGGCGTTCGACATGCGCGGCCAGCAGAAGCGCTTCGCCTTCGACTGCGAGCGGCTTGAAGACGCGGTCCTCGAGCGAGAGGCGTGCCACGACGGCAACCCCGTCCTTCGACAACACGTGCTCAACGCCAAGAGACACCCAACTACCTACGACGCCATAGCGATTCGCAAGGTCACCAAGAACAGCAGCAAGAAGATCGACGCTGCCGTGTGTGCCGTGCTCGCCTTCGGCGCCAGACAGGACTACCTCATGAGTAAGAAGGCCCGCAGTGGCCGGATGGTGATGGTGCGGTGACCGCCCCACTACCCGGCACAGAGGAGATTGCCGACCCCGCACAGGCGCGGGACGACATGATCGACGCGTTCACTGAGGCCACTCGCGATCTCAGCGCGAACACCGCGTACTACGACGCGGAACGCAGGCCAGAGGCCATCGGCGTGACCGTGCCGAGGGAGATGCAGAAGCTCCTGGCGCACGTCGGCTACCCGCGGCTCTACGTCGACTCCATCGCAGAACGTCAAGCAGCAGAGGGTTTCCGCCTCGGAGACGCCGACGAGGCCGACGAAGAGCTGTGGCAGTGGTGGCAGGCCAACGACCTCGACATCGAGGCTCCGCTGGGCTACACCGACGCCTACGTTCACGGTCGGTCGTTCGTCACGATCAGCAGGCCAGACCCCAAGATCGACATCGGCTGGGATCCCAACACCCCGATCATCAGGGTCGAGCCGCCGACGCGCATGCACGCCAAGATCGATCCCCGTATCGGCAAGGTGTCCAGGGCCATTCGAGTCGCCTACGACGAGGCAGGAGAAGAGATCGAGGCCGCGACCCTATACACGCTCAACGACACGTTCGGATGGTTCCGGTACGAGGGCGAGTGGGTCGAGTGGTTCTCGAACTCCCACGGCCTGGGGATGGTTCCGGTGGTTCCGCTTCCGAACCGCACCCGGCTTTCGGACCTGTACGGCACATCAGAGATCACTCCGGAGCTGAGGTCGATGACCGACGCCGCGGCGCGGATCTTGATGCTGATGCAGGCCACCGCAGAGCTGATGGGTGTCCCCCAGCGACTCATCTTCGGTGTCAAGCCGGAAGAGATCGGTGTCGACTCCGAGACCGGCCAGACGCTGTTCGATGCGTACCTTGCCCGGATCCTGGCGTTCGAAGACGCCGAGGGCAAGATCCAGCAGTTCTCTGCTGCTGAGCTGTCCAACTTCACCAACGCACTGGACAACATCGCCAAGCAGGTCGCTGCGTACACGGGACTGCCTCCCCAGTACCTTTCCACCGCCGCGGACAATCCGGCCTCTGCTGAGGCAATCAGGGCCGCGGAGAGCCGTCTGATCAAGAAGGTCGAGCGGAAGAACCTGATCTTCGGTGGCGCCTGGGAAGAGGTCATGCGGATCGCCTACCGGATGATGAAGGGCGGCGACGTTCCCCCGGACATGCTCCGGATGGAGACGATCTGGCGCGACCCGTCGACCCCGACCTACGCGGCCAAGGCCGACGCAGCCACGAAGCTGTACGGCAACGGCCAGGGCGTCATCCCGCGCGAGCGGGCCCGCATCGACATGGGCTACTCCGTCAAGGAGCGCGAAGAGATGCGCCAGTGGGACGAGGAAGAGGCCGCAATGGGTCTCGGCCTGATGGGCACGATGTACTCCACCGACGGTGAGACCCCGCTGAAGACCGGAGCTGGCCTCGAAGCCAAGCCGGTGCAAGCCGAGATCGCACCGAAGGGACAGAAAGAGCCGGCTGAGTGACTCCCGAGGAGTACATGGTCGCCAAGACCGCTGCCGTAGCCGCGGCGGTACGAGCCGCCCAGAGGGCAGCTTCTCTGGCCGCTGGCTCGGCTATCAGTCAGCTCCAGTGGATCCAGTTGTTGCAGACGGTTTTTCCCGAGGTTGAGCGGAGGCGCACAGAGGTCGCCTCCCTCGCCCGGACCTTCTACGACACCGAACGCGCCAAGGCGGTTCCCAGCGCACCGAGGAATGAACGGCTCCTGGAGGGCACAGATTTCCAGGTGTTCGCTCGGAACATGGAGCCCGCCAAGAGGCGGGTCCTGCAGGCCGAGGCACCGAGAGACGCGGTCACCCACTTCACGATGAGGGTGGCCCGAGAGATCGAGATAGCCGGCAGAAACCAGATCATCCACGCGATAGAGGAAGACCCCTACCTGGACGGCCTGCTCGACGCCGACGAACCGGAAGACGACCAGGTCGACATCGAGGAAGACACCCACCACACACCGGTCGTCTCCCTGGCCGAGCACCGACTCCGGAGATCACAGCCGAGCAATCCCCGGCTGGTCAAGGGCTGGGCAAGGGTGGCCACTGGGCGCGAAACATGCGCCTGGTGCCTGATGCTCATCTCCCGCGGTCCCGTGTACAGCGGTCCTGACGCCGCGGGACTGGATCTGGACGACACCACGACCATCGACCTCTGGAACGAAGCAGGTCAAGACCTCAGCAAGTTCCGAGAACTGGTCGACGGCAGCCTGCAGGAATGGCACGCAGGTTGTGACTGCGTGGTGGTGCCCGTGTTCGACACAGCGAACTGGGTCGGCAAAGAGGCATGGGAACAGGCCGAAAAGCTCTGGATCGACGCAGGCAAGGAAGCCGACGAGCGCATCGCATCCGGCGAGGCCAGGACCAACAACACCAACAAGGAGACGCTCAACGCGCTCCGTCGCCGCCTCTACCGCGGCGAGATCTCCATCCCCTCATACGCCTTCGCGGCGTAGTCACCGGGCCCCAGGAGGGTCCATCAACAACATCGTCCAGGAGGCGAAAAAGTATGTCCGACACTGCAACTCCCGAAGGCACCCCCGCAGGCGCTCCCGCTGCCACGGTTGATCCGCACAAGCCCGAGCCCAAAGTCTACGACGAGGCATACGTCAAGTCGCTCCGCGACGAGGCCGCTGCCGCACGGGTTGCCAAGAAGGACGCAGTAGAGGCGGCTGTCAAGGCGCTCCAGGAGGAGCACGCGAGGGAACTCGCTGATCGCGACACCCGCTACACCGAGCTGCAGAACGAGCTGGGCAACGCATGGATCGAGCTGGAGAAGGTCTACACGACCGTCGAGGCGAAGGTCCCCAGCGACAAGGTCCGCGCATTCGTGGAGATCCTCGAAGGCACCGACAAGGACTCCATCGTGGAGTCTGCCAAGTCCCGTCTCGCCCTCTTCGACGGATTCGAAGGTGGCGGCAAGCCCGTTCCCGGTTTCGACCCCTCTCAGGGCTTCGGCGGCAAGCCGAAAGACCTTCCCCTCAACGGTGATCCGATTCTCAACGCCATCAAAAAGGCCGTTGGGGTCTCCGTCTAAGTATCCCACTGAAATAAGGAGCCAGACATAATGGCAGCAGGATCCGCTTTCCCGGTCAACCACTCGCAGATCGCCCAGACCGGCGACACGATGTTCGAGGGCTACCTGGAGCCCGAGCAGGCGCAGGACTACTTCGCCGAGGCCGAGAAGACCTCCATCGTCCAGCAATTCGCCCGAAAGGTGCCGATGGGCACCACGGGGCAGAAGATCCCGCACTGGACCGGCGACGTGAGTGCGTCGTGGATCGGTGAAGGTGACATGAAGCCCATCACCAAGGGCAACATGACCTCGCAGACCATCGCGCCCCACAAGATCGCTACGATCTTCGTGGCCTCCGCGGAAACCGTCCGTGCGAACCCGGCCAACTACCTGGGCACCATGCGGACCAAGGTCGGCACCGCCTTCGCCATGGCGTTCGACAGCGCCGCGATCCACGGCGACGACAGCCCGTTCCCGACCTTCATGGGCCAGACGACCAAGTCGATCTCCATCGCGGATCCGGGCGGCGCGGGCAGCGACGACCTGACCGTGTACGACGCCCTGGCGGTCAACGGCCTGTCGGTCCTGGTCAACGACGGCAAGAAGTGGACCCACACCCTTCTGGACGACATCACCGAGCCGATCCTCAACGGCGCCAAGGACAAGAACGGTCGACCGCTGTTCATCGAGGCTCCGTACGGCGAGGAAGTCAGCCCGTTCCGCGCTGGCCGCATCGTCGCGCGTCCGACCATCCTGAGCGACCACGTCGCCAAGGGCACCACGGTTGGCTTCGCCGGCGACTTCACCCAGATCCTCTGGGGCCAGATCGGCGGTCTGTCCTTCGACGTTACGGACCAGGCGACCCTGAACCTGGGCACGCCCACCGAGCCGAACTTCGTCTCGCTGTGGCAGCACAACCTCGTCGCAGTCCGTGTCGAGGCCGAGTACGCGATGCACGTCAACGACCCGCAGGCGTTCATTCGCCTGACCAACGTCGTTACTGCCTGATCGCAACTTGACACCCAACGGAGTGGGGAGTCCTTCGGGGCTCCCCCTCCCGGTGTCTGAGAGGACAACATGCAGATTCGCTCCACCATCAACGGCGGGGTCGCAGAGGTCGAAGACGCTCTCGGTGAGCGGCTGATCTCTCTGGGCGGATGGGAATCCGCAGAGGACAAGCCGAAGCCCGCTCGCAAGTCGCCGGCCAAGAAGGCTGCCGCCAAGACCGCTCCCGCGCAGGAGCCGAGCACCCAGGAGTAACAGTGGCATTCGCCAAGGCCGAAGACGTTGTGACCCTGTGGGCCAAGGAGCCTGAGCCAGAAGTCATGGCGTTGATCGAGCGCCGACTCGAACAAGTCGAGCGCATGATCCGGCGCCGTATCCCTGATCTCGACCTCAAGGTCGCGGCGTCAGCCACCTTCGAGCAGGACCTGGTCGACATCGAGGCCGATTCGGTTCTGCGCCTTGTCCGTAACCCAGAGGGCTACCTCTCGGAGACGGACGGCACATACACCTACCAGATGCGCGCCGACCTCGCCGGCGGCAAGCTGTCGGTCCTGGACGAGGAGTGGGAGATCCTCGGTGTCATCTCCCGAAAGCGCATGTCCGTGATCGTCCCGGTCTTGACGATGCCGACATGAGCGGCAGCAGCGTATTTCGTGCGCCGATCAACTACCCGCCGAACTTCATCGTGGCGGTGCTCCCCGGCCAGGTCAACCCGAATCTGTGCGACCACGAGGCAGACCCTCCGGTATGCAACTGCGTCCACGACTGGCGGATCGACTGGAAGAACCAGGAACGGAAAGCGTAATGGGACTGCTTGATACAGGGGCCCGGTACCAGCCTGTTGTGGTCTACCCAGAAGAGATGGTCGTAGACCGGGACGGAAACAAGTTCACTCGCCCGTCTGACCAGGGCATAAACGCCATCGCCCGGTTCCAGGTGGCCAACCAGACCGGAACGTCCGCTCGCCGAGCCGAGCAGGACAACGAGGGGTTCACCACCGAGAAGGTCTACCGAATGCGGTTCCCTCGCTCGTTCACCAAGGAGCACGGGATCCTCGGGGCCCAGACCCAGATCGAGTGGAAGGGCCAGCGCTGGGCGCTGTTCGGTGACGCCACCGAGTACGACTCGTCCCCTGCCCTGTCCAGGGTCGACTACACGATCAAGAGGTTCTGATGGCCCAGGTATACCGGATCGCCAACGAGGCCGCGGCGCGGCACGTCGACACGAAGAGGGCCACTCGCAGGGTCAACCGGGACGTATCCGGAAGGGCTAGAGCCAACCTGGCTCAGGCAAACAGCACGAGCCGTGTCACGGAGACCGGCTACTTCCCAGCGGAGATCGAGACCGCAGAGCACGACGTGGACAGCTTCACGATGCTCCACGCGCCAAACGCGATGGCCCTGGAGTTCGGCCACGCGCCGTCAGGTGTCTTCGAGGGCACCGACACCAAGCCGCCTGATCCCGAATACATCCTCATCCGCGCTGCGTACGGAGGACACACCACCACCTAGGAGGACACATGGGGGTAATGCCCCGCGCCCAGGACGTGGTGATACCGCTTCTACGAGGAGACCCCCGGCTATCGGGGGTCGAGATCGTGTCGTGGGTTCCGGACATCGACTACCGCTCGTTCCCGATGATCAACATCCGGCGTATCGGTGGTGTCCGAAATCCCAAGGCGCCCACGCTCCACTCCAGCCCAGTTATCGAGATGACGGCGTACACCGACGCCAGGAACAAGTCGCAAGGTCTCATCGACTGCGAGGACCTGTACGAGACAGCACTAGAGGTGCTGTACGACTGCGTCCAGGAGCAAAGGACCACTCCCGCAGGGAGATTGCAGTCGATCACCGAGACGTTCGGTGCCACGCAGTTCAGCTCGCTCTACCAGGACTCCTGGCGAATCCAGGGCCTGATCAGGCTCAGCCTCCGCAGGCCGAGAAACAACCTATAACCGAAAGGTATCCCAATGGCAGAAAACGACGATGCAGTTTTGAATGCCGCCGTCGGCCACGTGTATGTCGCCCTTCCCGGCACCGCGGCGCCGACTGCAGCTCAGCTCAAGACGCTCAACCTCAAGGACCCCTCGACCTGGACCGGCGCCACCGGCTGGGAGAGCGTCGGCCACACGAGCCGAGGCACGCTCCCCGAGTTCGGTTTCGAAGGCGGTGATTCCGAGGTAAAGGGTTCGTGGCAGAAGAAGAAGCTCCGCGAGATCGACTCCGACGATCCCATCGACTTCCTCACGATCATCCTGCACCAGTTCGATGAGATGGGCCTGGGTCTGTACTACGGCCCCAACGCGTCCACCGTCCCCGGTGAGTTCGGCGTCAAGACCGGCCAGGTCAACGAGAAGGCCGTCCTGGTCGTCATCGAAGACGAGGACCTGCGCCTGGGCCACCACGCTTGGAAGGCGAGCGTGAAGCGGGACGACTCCATCGACCTGCCGATTGACGACCTGGCTGCTCTGCCTGTCCGGTTCACCTACCTCGACTACGAGGACGAGGTGCCGTTCAAGTGGATCAACGAGGACCTCTTCAACGTGGACGTTGAAGAAGGCTGATTCAAACTTGACACCCAACCGGGTGTCTACCCCGGAGGGGGAGGTTCCTTGGCGGGCCTACCTCCCCCTCCTCCCCGCCATTCCCCAGCCCGCCAACACACGAAAGGTTCGCCATGACAAACTCATTCACCCTTGATGCGCTCCGTGCCGAGACCATCCGCCGGTACGCCCCGCTGGTCGTGGAACTCAGCGACGGCTCGACCGTCGAGCTGAAGGCCCTGCTCCGCATGAAGTCCAAGGACCGCGAGCAGATCCTCGAATCGGTCGACGCGTTCCGCGACATCGAGGACGTGGAAGACGAAGACGACGACGAGCTGGTCGCCGAGTGGTCGGCGAAGGTCTGCGAGACCGTCGCCAAGGTGCTGCGGCTGATCGCCAACTCCCCCCGGAAGCTGATCGCCGAACTCGACCACGAAGACCCAGAGATCAAGGCCAGCCTGTACACCGCGGTGCTGATGCGCTGGATCCGGGAGACCCAGGTGGGGGAAGCAGAGTCCTCGCCGGCCTGATCGACAAGCACGGCGAGGCGATCCTCAGCGATCTCCTGCACTACTACCAGGTGGACCTCCGGGACCTGTTCTCGGAGGAATCCCCTCTCTCACCGAGATTCACCCTCGCACTGATCATCCACCTGCCGACCGATGGCGCGTTCTACGCGTCTCGCCGCGGCGGGCCGCAGTACCGGGGCTGGGATGCCGAGCGCTACGCGCTGGCGACTCTCGTGAACGAGCAGAAGGCCAACAACCACCTGCTGATGCTCATCAACCGGGATCCCAAGAAGCCAAGGCCTAAGGCCCCGGAGCCATTCCCCACTCCAGACAGCGACACCAAGAAGCAAGCTCCGAAGCCCGGTTCTTTCGCGGCGATGGTGCTGAAAGCCAAAGAGGCGCAACGAAGGAAGAAGGAGCGTATGAATGGCTAGGAAGGCTGGTCTGGCGACCGGAGTTGAGGTCGCCAGGATCACCGTCAAGGTCTCCCCTGACACCCGAGAGTTCCGTAGGGAGCTTAAGCGCGATCTCGACGATGTCGAGAAGCAGCATCGGGGCGGGGACGAGACCAAGGTCGGCGTAGGCGCCGACACCAAGAAGATGAAGGAGGATGTCAATCGGGCCAGCCGGGGGCTGAGGGCGCAAGTCCAGCTCTCCACCAACAAGGCTGAACTCGACCGATTCCAGCGCCGCACTTCGTCTGAACTCCAGTCGGGATTGAACCGGCTGGAGGCCAAGATCAGCCTCAACGAAGCCGGCGAGTCGTTCCGCCGAGACATCGAGCGGGCGGCCAAGGAACTCGACAACCTCATCAAGAGCCCGATCCCGGACAGCATCGCCGACGCCGCGGCGCGTCGACAGCAGATCCGTGAGGAGATCGACGCCCTCAAGGCGTTGGGTGAGGCCAACGAGAACGCCAAGGGTATCCAGCTCAAGCTGGACGACGCAGCAGACTACCGGCTCCGCAAGCGTGTAGCTGAGGCAGAGGCGAAAGCCATTGACGCCAAGCACAAGCAGCAGCTCGCAGCGTGGAAGGACGAGCTGAACCAGATGCGGGTGCGGGAGGACGAGGCCCGCAAGTTCGCCGAGCTGGAGAAGGAACGGCTGGAGGCCGAGCGTCAGGCCCGCAGGGCTCCCGACGACGGTTGGCGCAAGCGCATGCTGGCCGACCTGAGGGCCGCTGCCAAGCAGGCTGAGCTGCAGATACCCGCGACCATAGACGGCGAGAAGGCCCTCCGAGAACTCCGCGAGAAGGTGGCCACTCTCGAGAAGGACATCGACGCAGACATCCCGGTAGATCTGGAGCTGGCCGCTGGCCAGCGTCTGAAGATCAAGAAGGAGATCGAATCCATCCGCCCTGAGGTGGATGTGGGCATCAGCAAGACCAGCGGGTTCTCCAAGCTCGCAAACTCGCTGTTTCCGAACTTCGGCTCTGGCATCAACATATCCGGATACGCGGTCATCCTCGGCGCGATCCTGACGGTGCTCGCTCCGATCACCGGCCTGATCACCACCACGCTCCTGGCGCTGCCGGGTCTGGTCGCCGCGGTGGTCACTCCGATTGCAGCGATCACCTTGGGCCTGGACGGGTTCAAGAAGGCTGCCGAGAAGATCACCCCGCAGTTCGACCACCTCAAGCAGGTCATGAGCGATGTAGCCGAGTCGTCGTTCACTCCGGTGTTGCAGAACATCGCCGACACGATCTTCCCCAAGCTGGAGCGTTCTCTGCCGAACGTCACCAAGGCACTGGCTGACCTGGCCAACGGCGTGGTGAACACGTTCAACGAGCCCGAAAACGCAGTCAAGTTCGAGAGTTCGATCAACCGCATCGCCACGGCGCTCAGCGACATGACGCCTGGGTTCCAGGGGTTCACCTCTGGCCTGATCGGCCTGATCGACCAGTTTACGTTGAAGCTGCCGGCCATCACCGAGTGGTTCAACAAGACCGGCCAGGACTTCGACAACTGGGTGCAGAAGGTCTCCTCGGACGGTTCCCTCCAGGGAGCGTTCGACAACCTCGGTCGCACGATCAAGCAGGTCCTCGACTGGGTCGGTGACCTCGGCAATGTCAGCTTCAACTTCATCAAGGACCCAGAGGCACTGAACGGGTTCCTCGAAACGCTGAAGAGAATCGGCGAGATCATCAACGGCATCGTTGAGGCCTCGGCCAAGCTGAACGAGAACTGGCAATCGCTGGTCCAGGTGTGGCGCCCGTTCCGGGCCATCGCGGATGTGTTGCAGGGAGACCTGCAGGGTGCCTTGGGTACCACTAAGGACCTGTTCACCAACAAGCCGTTCCTGGGGGCCACCGAAGAGGTTGAGGGTCTGAAGAACTCGCTCGAAGGGGTTCCGCAGTCCGCTGCCGACGCACAGGCCGCTCTGGAGAAGGTGCTACTGCCGCAAGGCAACTCCGCACAACAGCCCAACGATGTAGCAGGTGCGCTGGAGTCGCTGCTCACTCCCAAGGAGCCCATCCAGGCTCCCCCGGTTGAGCCTCCTGATCTGGAGCCTGCCAAGGCCAAGGTCACGGAGTACCAGTCGTTCATCGACAGCGTCACCCAGCAGGTGCGCGGTTCGTTGTCGCAGGCCACCACAGGTGAGTCCCTGCCGGCTCCGAACTTCGAGTCGTTCAAGACTGCGTGGAACGAGCTTCCCAAGCTTGTCGACCAGAAGGGTGAGGAGATCCGGACTGCCGCCGCGGCTATACCCGGGAAGATCGAGGGTGCCCTCGGTGGACTTGCCGGTATCGGTAACACCGCCGGCCTCTCGCTGATGTCCGGTCTGACCGCGGGCATGCAGTCGGGCGAAGGCCCTCTGCTGGCGTACGTCCAGACCATCGCCCCGAAGATCGCGGCCAACAAGGGCCCACTCCCCTACGACCGCAAGGTGCTGCAGCCCAACGGCGAAGCGCTGATGTTCGGTCTAGGTAAGGGGATGGAGAGCGGGTTCCAGCCCGTGCTGGAGCAGGCCAAGGGTCTCGCGCAGCAGATCTCCGAGGCGTTCGCCAACGGCGCCGACCCGACGCAGTCCATCGCTGGCTACAGCAAGGACGACATCAACCGTATCGAGAAGGTCCTCGGACTGGAATCGAAAAGGCTTGAGGCCCAGGCCAAGGCGCTGGACTACCAGGCCAAGACCACGGGCGACGACGCGCTGAAGTCCAGGGCCGCGGAGCTGCGTCAGCAGAAGGAGCAGTTGAGCCTGCAGAAGGACATGCTCGACCTGACCCAGGACTACAACGACGAGGTCGGAGGCGGGGATGACCCGCTGGTGAAGGCCGCGTCCGGGCTGCTGAACTCTCCCGTCGACTTCGCCAAGTCGACTGGCAAGCAGTTCCTTTCGGACCTTGGCGTAGGCGGTGATGGCCTGATCTCTCGGGCAGTGACCGAGGGCATTCAGTACATCTTCCAGATCGGCTCGGTTGACGAGGCTCTCTCGATCAAGGACCGCACCGATGCGAAGCAAGCGCTGTCTCTTGTAGGCCGCTGACTTGACACCCAACAGGAGGTAAAGCATTGATCACCGACACCATCGTGGAACTCGAAGGTGTCAATGGTGAGCGCTTCAATCTGACGACCGGTGACCAGGGCATCTTCCTGGCCACAGACGTGGAGGGTTGTTTCTACGACCCTCCCGTCAAGGTCGCGTTCGAAGAGCCGGGGAACTACCCCGGCGCTCGCTACTTGAGCCACCGACCCCTGAAGCGAGACATCGTCTTCGGAGTCCAGATCCTAAACGACGCACGAGTGGGACCGCGGTCCTGGCTATCCCGAGATTCAGAGTGGCGCAAGGCCTGGGCGTTCAACCGCCCGTGCCGGCTGTTCGTCACCACACCGGACTCCGGCACCAGGTACCTGTACCTGTCGCTGTTCGAGTCCCCCACGGTCGAGATGAAGACCGACCCCCGCGGAAACAGCATCAACCTGACGGTGATGTCGTGCGTCTCGTACGACCCGTTCTGGTACGAGGACGACAAGGTCTTCTCCGCGAAGACCAAGACCGACACCAGATTTGACCCGGTGCTCTTCGACCTTCCCGGCCAGTGGCCGTGGGAGGAACTGCCGAAGGAGACGCTGCGGATCAAGGTCGGCATCGAACAGGGTGGGCTCAACCCCACCGACCAGTACATCGCCCCGAAGTGGACCGTCCCCGGTTCCACCGAGAAGGTTCCCGAGTTCCCCTGGCCGTTCCCGCCTGGCATCCCGATCCCGTGGGAGCGGGCGCCGTTCACCCAGTTCGTCATCCCCGACTACTCGTTCGAGGACGAATCGATGGCCAACCGGCGCGTGAAGACGCCGGGGCTGATCTACGGCGAGAACTGCGTGATCAACACCGACCGGCGCGAGGAGCAGATCAGCTCCGAATCGGGATCTCAGGTCTGGGCCCGGATGAACGGAGTCCGCTTCATGAACATGATCCCGCCCTACACAGAGGGCCGTGAGTTCGTCGTAGAGGCATCGGGATGCGCTCCCGGACAGGTTATAACCCTTCGGCTTCCTAGGCCGTGGTCGCGCTGCTGGGGGCTCGAGTGAGTGGTCTGACGAGCCTCGCCGAGTCCGAGGACCTGTGGAAGAAGATCGAACTCCGGAAGTGCAAGCGTGAACAGGAGCGGCTCAAGCCGCCCGACGTAGAGCTGCGCGACGGCGACTTCAGGCTTCGAGGCCTTGTCGCCGGCGAGCGGATGCTCGAGTGGGAGTTCATCGAGAACGAGACGGGTGTCGCAACCCTGCAGCTCTCGCTGAGCCACTACCTCGCCAAGTGGGTGATGAATCACCGCGGTAGAGCAAAGCGCAACGTCATCATCGTCATCGAGAAGCAGGGCGCTCGCTGGTCCGGTTTGATGGACCACTACCGTGTCGTGAAGACCGATCAGGGTGATATGTATCTCGAGGTCGTGTTTTTGCACGACTTCGAGCAGACCAAGCATATACGTGTTTGGTGTAACCCATTTTTGCGCCCTGAGCTGCAGTTTCCCAAGGTATGGATCATTTTTGGTCCAGCCAAATGGTGTTTGCTGGTTACTCTCTTTTGCAACCTTCTCCGGCTGGAAACGTCGCTGTGGACGATCCCCGACGACCCCACGGACATCAACGAGTGGATGGGTCCGAGCTTCAATCCAGCAAACTGGCGGAACATCGTCAAGCCGTTCCCCTTCCTGCTGGACAACTCACCCATCACGATGGTGTTCTCCCGGTTCGGGACGTTCTACGAGACGGCCAAGAAGGCGCTCGAGGATCACCAGCTCACGCTGACCTGCCGGAGGTACATCAAGGACCGCGACCCTCATCCGTTCAACGACCTCAAGGGTCTGTGGGGCATCGACCCCATCGAGGACCTGCTGCAGCTCATACCCCTGCGGGACGGCTGCGTGGTCTGGGACATCGAGGACAACAGCGGCTGGGGCAAGCAGACCGCCTTCGGCGGTTCCTGGTTGACCGGATTCATCCGCGCCATAGTGAATCTCGCTGGCGACGGCCAGGTCGAGGGTGTCGACGTGTTCACCGGGAACCCCACGTTCCCCGGCGAGTACTACACCCCGTGGTTCCTGGGCACCAACCCGTCGGCGCCGCACGTTGTGCTCGAGGAGGGTCCGCTCACCGGCATCAAGTCGTCTGAGTTCTCGTACTACGAGGCCACCGACACCAGCTTTCTGGCCGGGGGGTCCAGTGCTCCGGGCATCAACGAGGGCATCGGGGCCCTGGTGAACATCGGAGGCGATCTGCTTACCTCCCTTATCAACTCGGCTCTGGCGTCTCTGGGCGCCGTGGGTGGCGCTATCGACCTCCCTCCGCTGGGAGGTCTGATCAACTCGGTCCTGGAGCCGATCTACACCGATGTCATCGGCGCGTTCATGGAGATCCCCACGCTCCGCGCGGCAGACATCTCGCTGCCCATCTCGGGCCTCGAGAACATCGCCACCGGTCTGGGTGACTTCCACTACTACGAGAACATGGTCGAAGGTGCAGTAAAGGCCTTCACCCTCTCGGCGTTCGCCGCCGTGGCCGGGGAGATCCACAAGACCCGGGCCCGGACGGCTCACACCCTCCAGGTGTCTGACGCGGCACCGTACATCTTCGCTCCAAAGCCCTTCGGGCACTGCTGGATCGGAGATCGCGTCGGCACATCGGTTCTCGGCTACCCGGTCGAGAGCCAGCTGTTCGTGGAGCGCATCCGAAGGATCAAGTACCACATCGACAAAGACGGCTTCAAGCCGTTGGAGATCGAGATCGGATACCGCGAACCGCAGAACCCAGCTCTACACATCCTCGAAGAGATCAAGCGCGTCAACGGCGCCCTTGGGACAGCGGGGATTCTCTAACCGAAAGGCTCGCCGAAATGTCCATTCCCACACAAGATTCCCACGATCCAGAGGATCCGAGACAGCATGCCATCTGGGCGCTACGCAACATGCCCATGCTGGCAGGTGTCGGTGCGATCACGCACCCCGGATACCTAGCTGATTGGTCGGAGCATCTGTGGAAGTGCGGCTTTCGGCACGTCGACTGGCTCCGGAAGCTGGCTGATAAGGACGGATATATCCACGTCAGCCAGCTCCCTGAGCAGAAGATCAAGTTCCAGCAGCCCTTCCGAGGGCAGCGTCACACCATGAACAACGCAGCTCGATGGGTCGGCAAGGACGAGAAAGACCCTGAGCCCGTGCGTATCCCAGACATTCGCAAGCTAACGCAGCAGGAGAACGAGGCGATGCTACGCCAGTACCGAGAGGCCGGGATGATCCCGGACAACAGCCCAGGACCGTCTCAAGCAGAGACGTTCGCATGAGCGACATCGCCGTCTTCAACCCCGACGACTGGAAGGACGTGTTCGTCCTGGTGTTCCTCGGGGTGTGTTCGGTAGCCACAGCCGGAATTCCGGTGTGGGCCAAGCTCAAAAAGATCGACACCCAGGTGTCCAACACCCACGACGAGAACATGCGCGACGAGATCACCCGCGGGTTCCGCGAGATCCGAGAAGACATCAAGGGCCTTCGCGAAGAGCTGCGTACTGAGCGCATCGAGCGGATCGAAGGAGACCGCCGGAAGGAAGCAGCGTGACCGACTACCCCAAGGATCCAAACCACGCCATCGGCTCGGACGGAGCGTTCGAGATCGGTGGTGGTGATTGGTCGTTCGGCCAGGACTACACCGAGAACGCCATCAGGGCGCTCTTCACGATGCCGGCTATCACGATGGACAACGCCCTCGACCTCCTCGAAGAGCACCTGCTCAAGGTGCCGCTGGAGGCCCTGCAGGGGTTCAAGGACCTGCTGCCCGATGTGATCGAGGGAGCGTTCGACACGGTGGCTGGCGCCGTCCGGGCGATCATGAACGCACTCGCCGCTCCGCTGAAGTTCCTGCTGGAGGCCGACTGGCAGGCGTGGATCAACAACACCTGGAGCGGCTTTCAGGCCGCGGTCAACCAGATCATCGACATCCTCCGAGGTCTGATCGTCACCCCGATCAACCAGGCCGTTCAGGACATCAAGGACTGGTGGAACGCCCAGAAGAACAAGACCCAGTTGCTGCGCTCGGACGGAAAGATGGACGCCGGCAACCTGGTAGGCCAGGTGGCCAAGGGCGCCGTCGAGGGTCTTGAGGACCTGGCGTCGGACGTGGTCGACGGATTCAAGGGAGTCTTCGACGGGTGGTTCGGCGGTGGACGAGGCTCGGGCTCTCCGCAGGAGATCAAGCAGACCATCGAGGCGATCAAGAACGCCGTCGTCGGCGGATACACGATCCACACGTTCACCTCGTCTGATCCCGCGTGGCTTCTGCCAGCTGGCACTTCCATCGCGACAGGCATCGTCATCGGCGGTGGTGGCCGCGGCGGGACCGGGAACATAGGCGACGGAGCCATCACAGGAGGCGTCGGGGGAAGCTCCGGGGGTTACATATCCCAGGACCTCGATCTGACCGGTCTCACGCCCGGTGAGAGCACATTCGCAGTGACCGTAGGAGCGGGAGCCACCACGCAGGCCACCGATGGCCAGCGCAGCAAGATCGTGGCGTCCACAGGGACGCTGCTGGAGTCTATCCCCAACGTCAACGGGATCTCCGACCTACGAGGGTTCATCGGAACCACCAGCGCGCCGGCCCGCGGCGGCAAGGGAGGAGATGCGAACAGCGGATCCAACACCGTCACGCAGGGTCAGCCAGGAGACAACTCCAACGCCACCGGTGGTGCAGGAGGCCAGTCCACGGCATCCCCCGGAACCGGTGGGAACGGCGGAGCTGGCGGTCCAGGAGATGTAGCCAGCCCGGTCAAGTTCGGCGGGGCCGGTGGTGGTGGCGGCGGATCGCGAGTCAACACCTCGGGTCTGCAGCAGTCCGTTGGCGGTAACGGAGGCGCTGGCGGATACCCCGGAGGAGGCTCCGGTGGAGGCGGCGCCGTAGCTGGCCCGTCTACCAGCTCGCGCACACCTGGCTCCCCGGGAACCGCGCCCCCAGGTCTCGTAGTGATCCTGACGAAGTAAGGATGAGAATGCCTACAGCAACCAGACTCGACACCGATATGTCGGCGTGGCCACCCGGCACGCAGCACTTCAGTACCAGCGACGGAGAATACCTCGCAGTCATCTCGGATCCGGGAATGCAGGTCCTAGGTGGCGAACTCATCGTCGCAATAGCGGGGCACGCACTGGTGGTGCCACCGACGGTGATAATCGCTTGCGACAAAGACGGAGTCGCAACATCCATGGAACGTCTTCATACCCTGATGCCAGGAACATCGCATGAAGATGCACTTAGGCAGGTCGGCTACTTAATTAGCTAGTCAAGAACCCCCCACTTGTTATCACAGGTGGGGGGCTTTTTGCGTTCCAGAGATAGTCTATGTACGTGGCTCGGCAACTAATCATGAAGATGACAGATGACATTGACAGGACGAAGCAAGCTGTTTCAACAAGAGTGATCGGGTGGGAAGGATTCGATTACGTCCTGGACCTGTCTGCCGCGAACGATAAGAAACTCCTGGAGATGCTCCAGCCCTGGCTCGACGCGGCGCACGAGAAAGTGAAGCAGCGCAAGCCCTCATCTCGGTCGTCGTCGGATAAGAAGACGTACCCACCTATCGCTCTGGGGAAAGAAGAGCGCGAGGCCATCCGGGAATGGGCGCGCGAGAGGGGTTATGAAGTCGGTGACAAAGGCGTTATCGCAAGGAGAGTGATCGAGGCTTATATGGAGGCGCACAGTGTCTGAGGAAGACAGCAGGACAGTTTCGGCAAAGCACCGGATGTGCAGGGTGTTCCAACACGCCTGGGAGTACACGACGGTCAAGCGGGACGGCGCCAACTACCTGCAGGGTCTCGCCTGCATCCGATGTGGCACCGAGAGGTTCATGAAGATCGACGCCCGCACCGGTGAGGCCGGCGGGTCGAAGTACAAGTACGCGGACGGCTACCTGTTCAAGGGCGGTGGTGCGCTCACTGTGAGTGAGCGTGCGGCCCTTCGGCTGATCGAGGTGTCTGGTCATTTACCGCGGAGACGCCGTAAGTCATAGGTCATTTCGTCACGTGACGCTTACCCTCTCTCGGTGGAAGATGGGTGGTGAGGGTTGAGCAGGGCTACCCCGCTACCGCAATGGTCAGACCCTACCGGAATTGCGTTCTGGGAAGGCACGGGGTTGCAGCCTCTCGTATGGAGCCGACGGTATGGAGCCGGGCATCGCAGAGACCACAGGCTCGGGAATTACTCGAGCCCACAGGCCGGGATGTTCACGGTCACCGCTACGCTGCCACGCGTCCTGGGGTCGGGCTGTCCTTCTATCTATCCCCAGTGGATGGTCCGTGATCGACACGCCCGCCAAGCGGGCATGAGTGCGACTGCCGATCTAACCGGCGACGACCGCGGTGGCAAGCCGCGTCACCCGACACGCTTCGGGCGCAGAGCACCATCAGAGGTGCTCCGCTGATAGAATCAACGCAGCACCTTCCGAGACGCCCCCTAGGCCTGCCAGCCTGTGATGGGGGCTTTCTCTTTTCTACCCTGGCCTCAGAAGAAACTCCTGTAACGACGCCGCATCGGCGTGTCGTCTTGCCAGGTCAGCCGTTATCGACTAGTCGACCAATCGAGTAATTGACTACTCGGCGTGTCGAGTACTCGACTACCCGACTAGTCGACTAATGTGCGTGTCATGACGACGATCTCGATAGTTCACACGAAAGGCGGCGTGGGTAAGACCACGTCCTCGATCTTCTTGGCGACGGCTGCGGCTCGCCGCGGACAGGATGTTGTGGTGATCGACGGAGACCCACAGCGGAGCGCCGCGGTCTGGGCCGAGGCAGCCCAGGAGCGGGGGAGTGCCCTCCCGTTCGACGTGGTGGAGTCACCTACTCGGCTCGACCTGGATAGGGAGCTGGTGATCATGGATACGCCTCCGGGCACCTCGAGGAACATCCAGTCGGCAATCGACATCGCGGACCTGGCCATCGTTCCGTGCGGCTGCTCACCGATAGACGTGGAGCGCGTCTGGCCGACGCTGGACATGACGGTGAAGCAGTGTCCCGCAGTCGTGCTGCTGACGCAGGTGGATCTCCGGGCCCGTCTGTGGGAGAAAGTACGGTCCCTGCTGGAGAAGGAGGGAGTGCCGGTGATGACGACAGTGATCCCGCAGAGGCAATCGATCCGGCGTGCGTTCGGTACGGTGCCGGCAGAGATGCACGGCTACGACGACGCGCTGACAGAGTTGGAGGGGGTGTATCAGGGTGTCTGATCTCGCAGCGAAGATCGCGGCGCAGCGCGAGCAGAACGCCAGCAAGACGCCCAAGAAGGCGTCGGAGATCCTCCGCGGCCACAAGGACGTGTCGGCCAACATGGCGGTGTATCTGCCGAAGTCGATGATCAGGGACCTCAAGAAGCTGGCATTCGAGGAGGACACGTCGGTCAGCAAGATCGCCGAAGAGCTGTTTGCGGAGCGCCTGAAAGAGGGCCCGCGTAAGCCCGAGCCACAGAACCGTCGTCGGGTAATCGACTAGTCGACTACCTGACTACTCGACTAATCGACTGATCGATCAATCGACCTACCTGACCAGGAGATACATGACCACGCCACAGTTCACCCCACAGCAGAGGGAGAAGAAGCCGCTCAACGCGTTCTTCGTGATGCTGGCCATCTGCTCGGCACTACCCACGCTGTTCTGCTTAGCGGGGGTGTTCACTAGCGAGGGATCGCCGTTCTTCGTCTTCGGATTCCTGTGGTCCGGAGCATGGACGTACGTCTGGTGGAGCCTGAGGCACCGATGACCAGGTACGTGGTGACCGCCAGGATGATGTTCTCGAACAGGGAGGATGCTCTCAAGGCTGCTTCGATGATAGATGGGCACGAGTACTACATCGGGAACACAGATCCTGTGACGTTCGACGGTGTGATGTCGACAGAGGTAGTGGTAGATGAGGTATAATACATAGAGTTTCTATATATTCAGGAGGCACAAAAAAAAAGCCCCGGAAGAGCCAGGCGTAATGCCCAGCCCCTCCGGGGCTCTTTTGTAACTGTGACGAAACGTAGGTATGTGTTAGATCAGTAGAACGCTGGGCTTGTAGCCCTCGTTCTGCGAGACATCGACAGAGCCTACTTCCTCGTGCCAGTCGCCGTAGCAACAGCAGGAGTTGAGGTACTCGACATCTACGTCTCCGTGCTCGTCCTTGATGTGGACGAGCTTGGCTACAACCTCCGAGATCTTCATATGGTGAACCGGACCTCTGTACCGTCAGGCAGCACCTGGACGCGGTCGCCGTTGGGAGCCACGTACCAGGGTGATCCTGTACGCGATGGTGTTCCGGTTCCATCCCATGGCAACGTCGAGGCTCCGCTGATCCCACTCGTCGCGCCAGTCGGTCTTGCGGCGGAACAGCCGCTTGAGCCACCTCATTCTCCGAGAGCCTTCTCTAGTTCCTCGATACGCTGACGCAGACCTTGGTTCTCCAGGTACGCCTCGGCCAGGTTGGCCTCAGCCTGGTCTCGGGCCTCGTCCTTCGACGTGGCCTCGTCAATCGCCTCGTGCAGCCGGCGGATGAGATCTGGGAGAGCGCCGTGTAGGCCGGCGGTGAAGTCGGCGTCCTCTTCTCGCTCGAAGGTTGTGAGCGTGTACGACTTGTCGCCCTTGACAGCCTTGAGGGCCCACAGCATGGGGAACCCGTTACCCGGCCCACCTGGCTGGTACTCCTCCACCACCCAGAAGCCTTCCTCAGCCCAGGAGGTCTTCGACCACTGCTGGTAGAGGATGTCGAAGAACTCGTGGTCCTGCTGATCGGTGTCGATCACATGTACTTCCTTCATGATTCGGTCGAACTCACGCTCATCGGCGACCCAGGTACGGGATGATGTTCGCCCGGAACTCCAGGTACATCATGTTGTCCGGACGGCCCTCTGGGACCGCCGCGGTGTAGACGCCGATCTCCTGGCCCTCGATGGTGCCCAGCTCGTTGAGCTTGTGGACAGCCAGACCCAGCAGTTCGTCGTCCAGCCCGTTCGGGGCCGGCAGGATCACATTTGCTTGAGGCATTACTACTCCTTGTTGTTGGGTGTCAAGTTGCGGTTACGCCGCAACCATCAGATACGGATCAGTGACATGGGGTCGCTCTTCGTCCTTGACGTACAGAGATCCCCATGCACGGCCACCGACTTCTGGGTCGGTTCCAATTACTACTGGGCCCATCTTCTCTTGCATGAGCCGTCCTATCTCCCCGGCGCCCCACAGCGCCTTCTCAGCTGGCAGAGAAGCCACGATCTCGTCGTGGATCGGCAGCCGCAGGTACGGAGTGAATCCGGCCTCGTGGAGGCGAATGAGAGCCCTGCACGTGACATCGCGCGAAGAACTTTGGATCATGTAGTTCAACGCGCTGTAGCTGCGCGAAGAGTCAACAGGTAGCCGGCGACCGGTCGGCGTGATGATGTAGCCGTTCTTACCGGCCTCTGTGCCCAACTTCTTGCTTAGTCGTGCGACACTCGGGTACGTCTTGGCGAACCCGTCGAGAACTCGTTTAGCGGTAGGGAAGTCGATATGCGCTTGATCGGCTAGAGTTTTGGCGCCCCCACCGTAGACAGTGAGGAAGTTGGCCATCTTCCCCACCTTTCGAGTTACCTGAGAAGCGTCCGCAGTGATCTGGTGCAGGTCAGCACCGTTCTTGAACGCTTCGATCATCGTCTGATCACCAGACAAGGCCGCAAGGACTCTAAGTTCTTGCGTCTGGTAGTCCACCGACGCGATGAGATGTCCTTCTTCGGCGACGAAGCAGCGCCGAATAACCCAATCGGAAGCAGGAAGAGTTTGAGCTGGGATACCGGTGATCGACATGCGGGACGTTCGTGCCTGCAGTGGGTTGATAAACGTGTGGCACCGGTCTTCGGAATCGCGAGTTTCGAGAAACTTCTTGACCCAGGTGGTGTTCCACTTCCCGAGGCGTTTGGTCTCCTCAACGATCATCGCCAGGCGGTTACCGTCTTTGATGAGCTGGCTCAGCAGCTCCTTGTCGACCTTTCGCTTTCCGGTGTCGGTTCGACCGGTGATCTTGACTCCGGTCTCGACTTCGAGCGCCTCTGCAACATCCTCAGTGCTGTTGACCTTGTCGACCCCGAACTCTGTGAAGGCGATAGCCTCCCAGACCTGCTGATCCTCACTCATCTTGTCCGAGAGCGAGGTGGCGTAATCAACGTCGAGAAGGAAGCCGCGGCGGTCAATGTAGCTGCAGATCTCGCTGATCTTGTGCTCATAAGCGATGAGTGGGCGAGATACGTCGGGGACCAGCGGAGCCAGCTTAGAGCAGACGCGTGCGGTGAAGATCGTGTCCATTCCGGCGTATTTCAGGTAGTCCGGGTGGAACAGGTCGATGGTCGACCAGATCTTTGCCTTAGTCGTCTTATGCTCCTTGGCCAGTTTGGTCATGAGCCCCTTGACATCCTCTGCCAACTGCTCGGATATGAACTTTGCAATAAGCTCTTCGAGTGAGTGGCCGAACCCGCCGGCCTCGAAAGGCCGGGGGTCCACTAGCTTCGCGAGGATCTGGGTGTCGATGATCTTCGGCCACATATCCTCCATGAACACGTAGCCGATCCGTTCGAGCACCTGGAGGTCGTACGACGCGTTCTGCATCACTACCTTGTCCAGCTCGTAGAGCGCACCGATGACGTTCTCGGGAACGCCACCGCCAAGCTCGACAGGCAACACCCACGCTTCTGACTGAGTGCCGAACTGGACAAGACGGCACCGGAAGGTGTCGCTGTAGATGTCCAGTCCGGTCGTCTCAGTGTCGACTGCCAGGCAGCGCTTGTGAGCGCGGACGAAGTCGCGGAACTCCGCTAGATCCTCGTCGCGTTCAACGACGTTGATGGTGACCAGTTCTCCTGCAACTTCATGCCGCAGCTCAATCATGTTCTCTCTCTTATCTTTGCGCTCTGACGCCGTAGCAACTCAGCATCAGTCGGGCCTTGGCCTTCTTGTGTTCTTCGACCAGCTCCTGTGCGGCAGCCAGGATCTTCAGAGCCACATCGGGGTACGTGTCGATGGACAACCGGACCTTGCCGTCGTGGAACAGGTCATCGGGCTCGTTGGTCAGGGTGAATATCACGCGAATGGGTTCCTCTCCACGACAGTCTTCGAGTACCGGCGCCCCTCGCGGTCTGCGTGAACCACCGGCCCTACAACGCCCTTGTGCGCCTTGCCGTCTGCGTGGAAGATCACCCCGATCAGGTTGTGCTGCCAGAGGGTGAGCAGTCCCACGTCCCCCTCCATCGCGATGGGCGCGGTTTCGGAGGCGTTCTCGTACCGGACGGTGTTCTCGTCCACGTCAGCGATCTCGCTCATGAGATCGATCGCCCTGCGGCGCAGCTGAACTCCCTGCACGTCGAGCGGGAGAGCGTTGTCGCGAGGCTCGGTCATGATGACCCGGATTCGGTCGCTCATCAGTGGTAGATCCCCCGTACGAGGCGACTGATGGTCGCCGGGTTGACTCCGTAGTTCCTCGCCAGTTCTGCCTGCTTCATGCCGCCCTGGTAGGCCTGGCGAATGTCCTTGGCGTCTCGCTCGGAGAGCTTGGGCCGGTTCGGGCGCTTCGACCCGACCGGAGACAGGTGACCTCTAACGAACGCCTCTCCGAACGTCCGACGAGCGGTGTCGAGCTGCGACTGCAGCTTTCCGATGGTGTGGGACCGGGTGTCAGCCAGCGACTTCAGGCTTCGGTTCTGAGCGGCCAGATCCTTCAGGTTCTTGCCCAGCTCCTCCCAGGTGGTCTCGGCCCTCATCTGTGGTTTGTCGAAGTCATTCAAGTCCTTGCTCCCTCTCCTTGCGGTGCGCTTCGTATTCGTCTTCGGTCATGTAGTAGTAATCAACTACGTAGTCCCAGTTGAAGATTCGAGACGTTCCGTCTTCGTAGTTGATGACCAGGGTCTTCTCGTCCTGCATCGGCTCGCCGGCTACCACTACGAATCGATTTGTGCTGAGCCATATCGCTGTTGCTCGACGTGACATGCTCAGCCTCCGTAGCTGTAGGGGTGGTCGGGAATGTCCTGGTAGGAGTTGGGAGCTATCTCCCGGAGCTGTCGCAGCAGCTCACCTGCCAGTTCCCGGATCTCGGCATCCGCGGCCTCGTGCCAGCGGGCCTTGATGACGTAGCGCCACGCACGGTGGTTGCCGGTGACGACCATCGGGGAGTTGGTCATGTTCGGCAGGACGGATCGTGCCGCTTCACGGGCCTTCTTACGTGGAAGACCTGCCTCGGTGAAGATATCGGTCAGGTGCTCATAGCCCTCGGCTGCGTGATGCCAGCAGTCATAGATGATCTCCTTGGCATCGAAGTAGCCGCGGCCATCAGCGTTGAGCAGTTCTAATGCTGCTGGCGGCATCTGGAAGCCAAGAGGAGTCGGGTCTACGTACCGCTGAGACACCACCGAGAACGACAGGTGGCGGTGCCGTTCCAGCTCGGTCAGGACCGACCGGCTGGTCTTGATGTAGAACGTTGCGCTGCCGTGCTCCAGTACGCTCTCGTGCCCAACGTCGAGGATGTGCTTGAGGTAGTCCTCGTTCTCTGCCGTGGCAGGGTTGGGGCGGTTGAAGCTGCGGTAGCAGTTCCTGCCGGCGAACTCTGCAAGCTCGTCAGCGTCGTAGTCGCCTAGTGGATTGTCGTAGTCGTTTTCGACGTACGGGTGAGGCTCATATCCGATGAGCCGCAGTGCTTCTGGATCGATCTGCGTTGCCGCGATCAGTTGGACTTTCATACTCTCCGCTCAGAGAAGTTGGGGGGGGGGGTAACGGAATCGCGGTGGCATTGCATGCTCTTTGCCGACTTAATAGACACGGTCGCGACTCCGTTGGGTGTCAAGTAGTCAGGAGACGACTACTTGCTGGGCCACTTCGCGTCACACTGCTGATCGCGAGGTGCGGTGCAGGAGAACAGGGCATAGGGCTTGCCGGTCTTCTTCGAGACACCGGTCTTGTACTCCATCTCGCCGTGCTGGCAGTACTGCTTCTCGCCGTTGGGAGCTTCCTGGGCAGCCTGCGGGGCCCGAGACTGCCGCTGACCGCCGCCCTGAGCCTGCGTCTGCGCGGGCTGATTGGACGGGCCGTAGACATCAGCGACTCGCTTCACGAAGTCCATCAGTTCCCGGAACTGGGGATCGTGCAGCTTGGCGTTGACCTCGCCGGCGTCGGCGCCCTTCACGACCACCCACGGGTCGGAATACGCACCGCCGAACTTGAACGTCGCCGAAACACCATCGGTGGAGTGAGCGACCGACAGAGCCTGGGTAGCGGGCTTCGCGTCCCACACAGACGCGTCAGGAGCCGCAGGAGCGGGCTCCGGAGCATGTGCAGGGGCAGGGGTCGGTTCGGGGACCGGCGCCGGGGCGGGAGCAGGAACGTCTGCGAAGGGATCGGGGAATGTCAAATTACTACCTTTCACTTAATGGGGCATGCGCCGTTGGCGCAGTCTTCATCGACACCGTCAGCGACGGCTTTTGCTACAGCAGTTTCGTACTGCTGCTTGGTGATTCGCTCGTACGGAGCTTGCGGGAAGCTCGACTCCGGGAAGATCGTGGAGCCCTTGATCAGGCCTGCGAACTTCGTGAGCGTGGCTGCGACATCCGCCGCTGTGTACGCGCTCGGGTCGACGTTGGCGGTGAAGCTCACCGCGTTGTCTGCCCAGCACGTCTGGTAGAGCGCCTGGAAGGCGATCAGCTCGTTGAGTGTCAAGTCGTCGGCAGACTCGACTAGGTACTCAGCGTTCTCCCGCCCGTACAGATCCTCGACGGCCTGCACCAGGGTGTCCTTGGTAGGGATCGATACCACCTTGGTGTTCGGTGCGAACAGGTCGTCCTCGACCTCGTACCCCTCCGTCGCCAGCTCCCCGAGAGCGATCTGGTCGCTGTTCTCGTTGAACCGGATGCGACGGATGAAGTACTTCGAGAAGATCGGGTGGATCCCCTCGGAGACACCGGGCATCTTGGCCACCGTTCCGGTGGGTGCGATGGTCCGCTTCTTCACAGGAACCGGGATCCTCAACTCATGTGCGAACCGAGATGCCTCGGAATCGACCTCAGCGGCCATCTCCCGCAACAAACTGGTGAACCTCTTGTCTCCGGGTGCCTGTGAGTATCTACGGCCTGTGAGGGCCAAATAGGAGGCAACTCCCAGATGCCCGACGCCGATGCGTCGGTTCCGGTCCAGCACCTCGCGGCTCTTCGGATCCGCCACCGGTGAGAACGTCGCCCGGATCAGGAACCGAGTCATCAGTCGATGAGCCCGGATCAGATCGAGGTAGTCGGTCTTGCCTGCTTCGGTGACGAACGCCGCCAGGTTGATGTGCCCCAGGTTGCAGGGCTCCCACGGCTCCAGCGTGATCTCGCCGCACGGGTTGGTGCAGACCACCTGGTTCGGCTCGCCGACGTTGGACAACGAGCTGTCCCACATCCCCGGCTCGCCGTTGCGGACGGCTCCCTCGGAGAGAGCCTTGAGCACCTTAAAGGCGTGTTCCCGGAGCGGCAGGTAGGCGTGTCCCACCTTGTCGCTGACGTTCCACCAGAAGTCGTCATCGACCTCGACTGAGATGTTCGTCGTCCAGTGCTCACCGGAGGTGGCCTTGATGTTGATGAACTCGCTGATCTGCGGGTCGTTCCAGTGCATCATCGACATCCGGGCAGACCGTCGAACCCCGCCTGCCACCACGCACGAGGCGATGGCGTGATCGATCTCCATCGCGTCCAGACCGGTGAGCTTCTCCCCTGACCTATCGGACAGGATGTCGCAGACCTTCTCCAGCATCTGGGCGAACGGCAGAGGGCCGGAAGCCTGTCCGCCGAACGTCTTCAGCTTGGCGCCCGCGGGGCGGATGCGACTCACGTCGTAGACGCGCTGGAAGTGGACCGTGTCAGGCCGGTAGTGCGTGTCGATCAGATCGACCAGCGCCGCGGCCCAGCCCTCGCGGCTGTCCTCGATGGCGTACGAGCCGACCCAGTCGGCGTTGTAGTGTTCCGACAGGATGCCGGCTTCCTTCATCGCCTGGTAGTCCTTGTGGTCCGGGTCGCAGACGATGTGGACCTGCAGCGGATGCACCACCTCGGGGTAGTGCTCCAGGTAGTGGTTGCTGTAGTTGGCGCCCACTCCCCCGCCCTCCATCAGACGCATGAACGTGAAATGGAAGTGCTCCGAGACCTTCTCCGGCCATCCGGCAACCCAGCAGTTGAACAGGTGCTGAGCGTTCGGGACTCCTGATGCCCAGAGATGACGACCAGCAGGCAGCAGCTTGAACTGGCTGATCATCCGGATCAGATGCTCCCGCTCACCATCTTCTTCGTACCGTTCGGGAACCAGAGCCAGGTTTCCGTCAACGACACGACGTACGGTCTCGGGCCAGGTCTCCTTGGATCCGTCCGGTTTGGTCCGGGCGTAGGTCCGGTTGTAGACCAGCTCTCCTGTTGGGCCCCATAGGATTTCGTCAGTCACTTATTCCTCTCTGTCAGTTCGTATGGCTTGAAGTACGCGTCCGCGGACGAACCGCCAGAGAACGAGACACCGATCTCGCTACCGGCGATCCCGGTGATGACGCCCTTCTTCCCCCGGAACCAGCTCCATGTGCCTCTGTCCGGGTATTTCTCCTCGTCACGCTCCACCGTGACCTTGTCGCCTACCTTCACGCAGCTCCGGTGATGAAGCGCCGAGGGACGTTCTTGTACTCGTATCCCGGCGTGAAGACACCGCCGCAATACATCTCGAGGTCGTCCTGGGGCCAGTTCTCCAGCATCATCAGCTTCTGATGAGGGAACAGGTCCGGGACCACCTCGGCCCGGTACAGCTCGGAACCGGGCATTCCGTTGAACGTCGGGTCAAACACGCTCAGTTGAGAATCACTCACCGACGAACTCCTTTCTGAGAGTGGTTGTTTGGTCGCTGTCGAGCCAGCGGTTACCGGGACCGCGGATACCCTTGCGGTCCTTGGTCAGCGCACATAGGACGATGGGGTCGTCCCCGTGCTCCATGAGGCCGATGGCCATGTCAGCGGCAGGGTCTGAGTGACCCTCACCGCCGCCCTTGCGGGACTCCGGGAAGACCGCATGCCGGCTACCGGGGCCCTCGGTGACGTTCCCGTCGGCGTCTACCCCCGCGGTGATAGCGATGATGTTGACGTGCTCGGTCAGCGACTTGTGGGCCCGCACCAGCAGGTTCTCGTCCTTCTTGGTTCTCGGGATCCGCCCGTCCTCATAGCGGCTCCTGATCGCCTCTGCGTAGGGCTCGTTCTGCTCAGCCAACGCCTCCATGGCCATCGGCAGGATGTCGACCAGGTACCTGTTGTCCGATACTCCCAGCAAGGCGTCCTTGACGCTGTCTGACGAGTAGAGGTTGCGACCGTTGAACTCGTTTCCGGCCAACATCTGGCCGCTGAGCATCTGCAGCGCAGCCATCCGAACCGTCTTCACTGCCTCGTGAGGCTCTATCAACTGGAGCTTTGCCTGCGTCGTAGGCCGCTCCAGGTACCAGACCCACAGGTCGTTGACCAAGTCCTCCAGTCCACTCTCGTCCTGCTTCCAGGCGTACATCGCTGACCTGGCTGCCTGACGAAAGATCTTGTCCACTACGGCATCACCCTCCGCAGGTACTCGGAGCGGTCGACCCGACGGTCGAGGCTGCGGGTGACCTCTTCGGCGAACACCTCCCTGATCTCCGAGGTGGGGATCCGACGCGACCGCGGGTTCCGGTGCATGTACGGCAGACGAGGCACACGACCAGACGTGATCGCCTGTACGTATGCGTTGTTGGGTGTCAAGTTTCAGACCTTCCAGATTTCGCCATCGACGGTGAATCGACCGTTGTCGATGGGCACCAGCTCTGGCTTGACGTGCGCTCCGTCGACCGTCAGAAGGCCGAAGCCCTGCTGCCAGTTCGGCATCGAGCCCTTGAGGTACGTGGCCAATGCAGGGTTCATGAGGTTGCCGACCTCCATCCCCCACAGCACCTTGGTCGCCTTGCCGCCGTATCCCTTCGTGTCGTGCTTCAGACCCATCCGGTGGGTGTGTCCCATCACCACGCTGGCGTTGAAGCGCACAGCGGCGTTCAGGGCCGTATCCCCGGCCTTCTGAGTCAGACGGATACCGCCGCGGTGACCGTGGGTGGTCAGCCAGCCAGGAGCGACCTTGTAGACCTCGGGGAGCACCGAGACCCCGAATCCGTCGAAGTCCAGTAGGTTCTCTAGCTCGAACTGCTCTTGGAACTCGACCAGCGCCGGCGCGTACTGGTGCAGGTAGTCCACCGGGCGCGTGTCGTGATTGCCCTTGTGGATTCCGATGGTGCCGTCGTAGACCATCCGCAGAGGCTCGAGGAACCTTCGCTTGGCCTGCTCTGAGTCAGGCTTGATGCGCTGGGAGAACTCCTCTTTGGTTCCCTTGGTCCACCGAGACGGGCTCGGAAAGTCCATCAGGTCGCCGATGTGGATGACCTCGTCGGGCTGCCATGATCCGATGAAGCTGACGACCGCGGCCAGGGCCTTGCGGTCATCGAACGGGATCTGGGTATCCGAGACGACGACGATGCGTTTAGACACTCTTGTCCTCTGTGTATGGACCAGAGGAGATCTTGTTGTAGTCGAGCTTGTCGCCAGGATCGCTTCCCCACAGCCATTCTTTTTCGTCCGGGTACCACTTCCAGCGGGCGTTGCCGGCGCTCCGCACCGTAACGTCCTTAGGCACGTCGTTCAGGCTGTCCCACTGGCTCGGGCTGTACCGCTTATCCTTGGGGAGCTGAATCTTCTCCAGCACGCCGGCATACCCGGCGATGTCGACCACTGTGTCCTGGTGGTATCCGTTCTCCATGAACCGTGCGATCTTCAGCAGGATCATCATGACGGCAACGTCTTCCGGCGAGTACTCCTTGCCGGTGTACGCCTCCCACAGCTTCGCGATGCGTTCGTGGTTCTCCTTGGCGTCCCCGTAGTCCTTGGCGCGCTGGCCGTTGATGATCTCTTCTGCGGTGGTCAGGATGCTCAAAGTCCGGTCTCCGATGCGGTGTAGTAGTCGATGAGTTCATCGACCTTGTCTGGTTGATAGCCGATGATCGGCTCATGGGTTTCGGTCACGATGACCGGAACCGACCTGGCCTTGAGCACGTCCATGACGTACGTCTTGGCCTCTTCGTTGCGGGTGATGTCGACCACGTCGTAGTCGACGCCAGCGTCCTCTAGACGCTGCTGGATCCGATGACAAGGACGACATCCCGGCTGCGTGTAGATCGTGATAGGTGCGAACAACGTCATCAACTGGACACCGTCACAGTTGTGTACGGACCGCGGGTGAGATAGCCCCTGCCGGTGGCTATCGAGATCCACCCTCCGCTCCAGCCTCCGAGGCTTTTCACGTCGTTGGTGAAGGCTGTGACCTCGTCATTCAGCTTGACGAATATGCCTTCGCTGCTCTTGACCATCGCGTGCTCAGGTACTTCTTCCCAGGTCTCGAACGTGTCTTTTTCGAGTTTGTACGCGTCTTCTAGCTCGTACATCAGATCCTTTCCAGCAGAGCGCTTTTGCCCTGTTTTGTCAGCAGTGAGTTGACATCCTCGCCGTCAGGCATCGGGATGATTCGTGCGTTCGGCAGCGTCTTGGCCACCTGGCGAGCGAAGTCGATGCCGGCCTCGTCGCCGTCAGCGAGGATGTTCACGTTTCGGTAGCCGAGGAACAGCTCCCGCATGAACGGCTTCCAGGTCTGAGACCCTGGAACGCCGACAGCCGGGATACCTGCCATGACCTCAGCAGATACCGCGTCTATCTCCCCCTCGGTGATAGCCATGTCGCGCGAGTAGCGGATCAGAGACGCGGTGTTGTACAGCCGCGGCTTGTCGCCCTCCACCGTCAGGTACTTTGCGCCGTCCGAGTCCCACAGTTTCCGGAACCGGATCGATGCGACAGACCAACCGCGCCACGGTGAGTGGCGCATGTAAGGGATGGCCAAGCACCCTCGGTACATCTCATGACCAGGGAGTGGGTCGTCCACGAACCCGAATCCGTAAGTCCGGATCCTCTCCTCCGGAAGACCGCGACTCGCCAAATACTCTGCGGCGCGGCTTCCCGGCAGGCTTGACCGGTACCGGGATGTTGCTTCCCACAGATATTCCCTCTGCGATTCGCTTAGCCTCTGCAAATGTCACCTCCTCTTCGTGTCTAATGATCGAGATCACGTCACCTCGGACGTTGCACGCCATGCAGTTGAAGCCCTGGTTGTCGTAACTGACTGCGGCGCTTGGGTTTGACTCCCCGTGGAACGGACACAAGCACTTGTTCCACTCGTAGAGATCCTCAGGAGGCTCCCAGTCCGGGTAGTACCGGAGGATCACCTTGGCAATCGGTGAATCAGACGACACCTGACCTCCGGAAGATCACCGTCGACCCTCGGGTGTAGTCGTTGGTGCTCCTCCGCACCACGGTCACACCTGGAGGAACCTCGATACGAAGTTCGTCCTTGCCGTCGTCGTAGGACAGGTCCAGCAGTTCAACAAGGCTGTTGGGTGTCAAGGTTGGCTCCTGATCTTGTCGGCCTCGATGGGCGCTATGCGCTCCCCGATGACCTGCACTGCCGGCGGCTTCCTCAGGTAGTCGATGGCCCGCTCGAAGAACTCGATGCAGTCCCGGGCCCAACCGAGGGTGTACTTGTTGCACATCGTGCAGAGCAGACCTCGCACGATCCCAGTCTTGTGATCGTGGTCCACGGAGAGACGCTTGAACTTGCCGTTCGCGCGCTGGCAGATGTAGCAGCGCCCGCCTTGGAACTCGTAGATCTGCCAGTACTCTTCCGGCGAAATCCCGTACGTCGCAAGTATTCTTGCGCCCCAAGCTCCCGAGCTACGCTCTCGTTTCTTCCCTCGATGATGTGTCGCACAGCGAGGTCCAGGGTGAGGCGCCTTACGCTTGGAGGTTATCCCTTCGGAGAGGCAGTCAACGCACTGCCTCGTCTTCTTTGGCCTCGGCACGCTCATCCTCCTCCCGGTTGTCCATCCACATGCAGATCCAGGACAGCAGGCCGGCTAGTGACGCGTAGAACGCCACCAGTACCTGCCCGCTCACCCAGACGCCGCCAAGGCCAGGAGGATGAAGATCACAGCGAGGAACACGGCTGTCATCGGAAGTCACACTCCATCTGAGATCCGTCTCCGGACCCGTTGTACGGGGACCAGACGATGCACCTGGTGCCGTCGATGACCTTGACGGAGAACCGGTCAGTGCCGCTCTCCACCGCGGCGCTGGAGCACGCGGAGAGTCCTACGGCTGCACCCGCCAGGAGCAGCGCTGCGACGACCTTCTTCACTTCGACCACCGCTTCGCGACACGGTCGATGTTCTCCCCGGAGACGTTCTGGGACAAGGCGAAACGAGGCTCCTCCCGGGTGATGGTGGTCTTGACGACCTCGTCCTTGCCGTCGACCTGGACCAGGGTCTTCTTGACCCAGGAAGCCGGCTTGGTGGCCAGCAGACCCGAGAGGATCTGCAGGTGGATGGCGTTCGCCTTCTTAGGCATGGCGTTTGGGGTGATGGTCATGAGTTCCTCTCGGTTGTTGGGTGTCAAGTTCGGGTCAGGCGAAGGGGTCGTATGGGTCTATGACTTCCGTGTCTCCGTATTCCTCGGGACTCCCGTACAGTTTCTTTTCCACCCGGAACGGCTCGGAAGCATCGTCCTTGACGAAGTCGCCGGCATAGAGGGCAGTGACTGAGTTCGGGCCGGTCTCGACGTACACAGCCACGCCGGCCTCCGAGAATGTCACGGACACCTTCGGCTGCTTCGGCTCCAGCATGTCTGCGATCTCCCGAAGCTGCGCGTAGGTGTTGGTGAACAGCTTGACTCCAGAGGCTCTGTGATACTCCGGGGTGAAGGCCAAGCTGTTGATGACATCAGCCGCGTCGCGGATTTGCTCTGGGGTGTGCTTGATGGTGCTCATGTGTCCTATCTGGTCTGTGTGTCGATTTGCCGATAATTAACTATTACGTCGTGTCGACTAATCGACTAGTCGACTAATCGAGTCCTCTACCAGGAGGAGTGTAGGGGCGGCTTCCCGCCCACCGGTAGAAATCTTCCTTGCAGTCAGTGCGTTTCCACTGGCAGTGGAGACACTGGCACATCAGCGCAGCTCGATGTCCGGAAGGATCGACTGCGGCTTGAAGTTGACCTGGTAGAAGTCCGTGCTGACGTTCTTGCCGTCGACCTGCTCCACGAAGTAGCTGACGTTGTCGCTCAGACCCAGGAAGTGCTTCTTGAAGCCGTCGGCGACCTTGCAGGTCACGTCGAGCTTCTTGCTCGCCGTGTCCGGAGCGATGGCGCACCGTCCCTGGATCTCCAGCAGGTACTTGTCGGTGATCCCGTTGAAGAACACGATCCGGCGCGGGACCTCGAAGTTGTCCGCGGCCTTGCTGATGTTTTCCGACGCCACGCCGGCGTCAGATGTGCAGGCAGACAGGCCAAGGACCGACGAGCCGGCGATGAGTGCGGTTGCGATGAGCTTCTTCACTCGGCCACCTCGATGGCGGCGTCGACCAGCGCGAGGGCTTCGTCGTTCTCGGTGACTGGGGTTCGGTCGTTGAAGAAGAACACCACCGAGCTGCTGTCTGAGACCGCGTATTGCTGGTGGCGCTGGCGCACCTGTTTCGCCAGAGCCTCGACAACTACTCGGGCTTCGAGGTCGTGATCCAGCTTTCCGTACTGCGCTCCTGTGTCCGTGACAGTGTCGTAGCCGAAGACCTCTGCGGCGACCGCTCCGAGCAGGCACAGGCAGCCGTTGGGGTCCTTCATGTAGCCCTTGTTGTTGCGACCGTGTTCGGTCAACTGGCCCTTGACTCCGATGAGGCGTTCTTTGAGTGTTTTCACTTGGATGCTTTCTTGTAGCAGGTGTAGGCGATGGCAGAGGTTGCGCTGTAGACGAAGGCCAGGAGGGCCAACGGGATCCAGATCGGGGCGGCGATCCACCACCACGACCAGTCGATGACCTCGGTCAGCTTGAGGACCAGGAACACGATGAACAGCACGAGGCCGATGGGTAACTGCATGTTTCTCCTTTGTTGGGTGTCAAGCTGCAGACCGACCAAAGTCGGTGATCTGCATGGTGTCTCCGACGAACTGCAGAGACGCGAACGACTCTCCGGTGGCGTCAGACTTGCCTCCGCGGTTCTTGACCGTGGATACGTTGAGGGTGTCCGGGCCGAAGCCGTCCGACACCCGGTGGAGCGTCTGAACCATCTCAGGCACACGACCGATCTGACCCTTGATGCCGTCCAAGGGAATCGGGCTGTCTCCGTTGTTGTGCTTGCCTGTGACGTGGTGTAGGCCGATCACGCATGAGCCCGTGGCTCTTGCCATCTCATGCAGGTAGTCCATCAGCGACTCGAGCCCGCTGAACGGGTCGTCGCCGTCTCCAGAATCCGACTGCACGTTGGTGATGTTGTCGACCACCACCAGCGCTGGGAAGTCCTCGTAGAGAGCGGAATACGCCTCCATGGCGTTCTCGATCACGTCGAGAGTCGGTGCTGCCTTGAAGTTGAACCTGATCGGTAGCTCGTCGAGCTTCTGGGCGATGTCGTCCCCCAGGTCCTCGTTCCGAACCGTCCGGGTCGACTGCTCCAGCGAGCACCCGCTGATGATGGACACCGACCTCGTGAGCTGCGTGAACGCGTCCGAGTCCGCGCTGAAGTAGAGCGTAGGCACCTTGCTCTTGATGGCGTACGCCAGGACGTACGCGGACTTCCCGGTCCCTGGGCCAGCACAAACCAGCACCAACTGGCCTCGGCGGTAGACCACCCCTTGGTTTGCTATCGCCGACCACACCGACGGAAGTGGATCGCCGGCTGAGCCTCTGATGTAGAGGCTCTGTCTAGGTGTGTACAGAAGGGTTCTCCTCTCTTAGAACGGTGGGCCGTAAAGCTCGATGACCAAGGCGTGCAGCTCCTCAGCTGCTACATCTGGTTCGCAGTTCGGGCAACTGTCTGCGACGTTGCGACGAAGGATCGCCCTGATCTGCTCGTAGAGCGTCACTTCTTCTTCTGGAACTTCTTGGTGATCTGATCGATCACCCCTACGCAGACATCGACCTCGCGCTGGCGGTACCAACTTCCCTGGTGTGCGTGCCTAGACAGCACGCTCTTCACGATGATGGCCTCTGCCTCAGTGATCTTGATCTTCACGCTGCCCTCGTTCCGTCGTAGATGTCGCGTCCGGCGTGAGCCGCGTCGTTCTCGTTCGCCATGGCCTTGTTGAAGCTGTTCGCCAGGGCCTGCGGCCCGATCTTGAAGAGCTTCAGCATGTCTTTGGCCGTGGCGCCGGATCGCCGTATCCGGAGCAGACCGCCGGTCTCGTGCGGTGCGATAGGTGATCGAAGACTCGGGTGATTCGGATCCCAGTCGCGTGGGTTTTCCGGGCTGAAGTCGGCTAGCTTGGTCATGTCTCTCTTTCGTTGTGTGTCAAGGAGGTCACCTGACGACAACCTCACGACCTGGGTACTCGGCACGCACGCCGTCTGCGAACCTCTGTGCGGCCTCTGGGGTAGGGAAAGGCCACCGGGAAGGGTGCGCTTGTGGGTGCCATGCGGGCCTGCCATCGACGGGCCCCAGCTCGACGTAGGTGTAGTCGAGATCCGGATCCAGGTCGACTGACTTGCGGTATTCCTTCACGATCAATCCTCCGTTGGGTGTCAAGCTATCGGGCCAAAAGAGAGCCGGCGCCCCGAGAGACGCCGGCCTGAGTCACCTACTCCGAGTCGGACTCGCTCGCCGCGGGGGCGGGCTTGGACGGAGTCTTGATGCCCCACTTCTTCTTCAGCTCGTTCGGGAAGTTCTTCCACTTGTCGGCCAGTTCGCTGGGGAACTTGTTCCACTTGTCCGAAAGCTCTCCGGGGAACTTGAGCCACTTGTCACGAAGCTCGTTCGGGAAGTTCGTCCACTTCTCGACGGTGTCGTTGATGAACTCCGACTGCCGGTCACACGGCGAGCACGAGACCGTGCTGCTAGGCTGCGCCATAGCCGGTGCTGCTGTAGAGAGGCCTGCGGTTCCGATCACGGCCCCTGCGATCAAACCCCCCACGACGACCTTGGCCTTGCTGGTGCCAGGTGCATTGTGTCGTCCCATGTTGGAACCTTTCTTTCTCATTCGACACCCACGTTGGGTGTCAAAACTTGTTACTGGTAAACAGGGCAGAAATACGAAACGTCGCAGAAGGCGCACTTGTCCGCTTCGGGCAGAGGCTCGAATTCACCGGACTGGATGCCTTTCTCGACCTCGTGGAACCTCTCGGAGACCTTCTCCTCGGTCCATTCGGATATATCGTACGGCACGGTTACGACAGGCTTCTTGCCTTTTTTACCGGCCATGAAATAGTCACCGGTATTGACGTCGACTCCGTACAGCTTCTTGATAGCCAACCCGTATACGCCGAGCTGGAAATCGTCACCCGGCTTGCTGCCGGTCTTGTAGTCACGAACCCTCGGTTCGCCGCCGACGACCACCACGGCGTCGATGAACCCGCGGACCTTGATGGGCCCGATGGGTGTGTCGAGAATGATGGCGAACGATAGCTCGATGGCCGGCTTGGCAGGCTCGCAGCCGCATTCGCTGCGGTGAATGATCCGTTCCTCTGTCGCCGCTGGGATCGTGAAGTTCGCTTCGTCACTGACGACGCACCTCGGGTCAGTGATCCCAGGTGTCCACCAGATCTCCTGGCCCTTGGTCGAGCGCCAGTTCATGAACTTCTCGACCTGCTCCAGGCCGATGTGGTAGCGACGCTCGATGTCTCGTTCGCCGTTGTACGGTCCGCTGTGGAACCACCAGTCGAAGTTCGGGGTCTCCTCGCACAGGGCCCCGATGTCTTTTGAGTACTCCTCCTTGAACAGCTCCTGCGCCTCTTCGAGGCCGACCAACCGGCCTTCGGCGAGGGACTTCTCTATGTGCTCAGCAACCGTGTGGAACGCGGTACCTTGTGGGAGCCATGCCGCCGGCCTAGGCCACACCTTGTCGATGCGAGCGAGCTTGTACGCCTGAGGGCAACGCGTGTACTGGTTGAGCTGACTGACTGATCGGAGTGGCAGATCGACTACGGTCAAGCTGCCATCACCCCGAATGCTTCGCCTGCGGAAGAGGAGATGATCTCTCGGAGTCTTTCGACGGGGATGGAACCTTCAGGGAACGATGTCTTGTTCGTCATGCGGACCAGCAGCCATTGGCCGCGGCCACGCATCATGTCTGGGTCGCTGAAGAATCCGCCACCGAGAGTCTCGACTCTGGTCGCTGCGAGCAATGCACTTGCGATGGGGGCATACATGCTGCTGGTGTCCCGGACCATGACACTCCGGTACACGAGTAGCAGTTCTACTGGGGACTGGTCGTGCTGACCTGTCCAACGAGCCTCACACCTTTGAGCGAACAACCACCCCGGATCATCTACCAGAATCTCCGGGGCGGTATGCGCCACGTCTTCGATCAAACTGCACAGCCGGGAAAGCGGCACCTTAAATCCTTCGGGTCAAGACTGAAGAATCTCCTCGATGTCGTGGGGGAACGACCAGATCATCTCGGACTTCTCAGTCATTGGGGCGGTGTGTTCGTTGACCCGGATCAGGAGGTCTGGTCCGTCCGTGACGATGTCACGATGGACGTAGCGGAAACCTCCACCCGCCATACCTGGCGTAGGCGGGATGTTCGGGTCGAACTCAAGCACAACGTCTTCGTCGCGGAGCTTTCGCCACCACGCCTTCAGTCGTCGTATCTTGTTTTCGCTCATGCCGGCGCCGCCTGTCGCCATGAACTCTCCGTGGTCCCGAAGACGCTGGAACGGCACGGACTTGCCGTGGAGGTTCGTCGTCTCGAAAGGCCACGCCTCCCTGACGATGTCTCTCGGGGTCATGCGACCTCCGTACGTCTTCTTCTGCCACGAGACAGCTTGGCGGGTCACGCCGTGCATATCTGCGATTTCGCTCTGGTTGTACCCCTTCCTTCTCAGATCTTCGATGACGCTGAAGATCAGCGGAGCCCGAAAGCTCCCCGACTGTTGTGTTTTGCCGCTCATGCTTGCCTCCATGAGTAAGGGATCAGTTGAATCCGACTGTCAAGGCGGATTGTAGTTGACTGTCAAGCCAATCGCTCATTTCTTGTGTAAAGCGCGTCGTGTCAACCCCTATCTTGCAGGAGCGGACTGACACCCAGGATGTCCCGTTTCTGGGAGACCCTTCACAGATCCAGTAGTTAGGAACGCAAACTTATCCGCGCTCGGTGCGGTTGGCAAGCCGAGTGATCGAAATCACCAGCCCGCCATCCTCCCCCTCGGCCTCCAATCCTTCTACCTGCGACTATAGCTTCACTATGCGCCTTCGACGCGAGCCTGATATGGGCTCTTCGCGCCGCCGAAAGTATTTCCTAAGAGAACTTTCTCAGGTTCAGCAGGTACCCTGCCTCGGCTCCAAGCTAGTTCACAGGATCGCACATGTATTTCGATGTCTTGGCCGAGATCGTTACTCTCGGCAATAATTGCAGGAGCAGTGCATGTCTCCGCAATCGTCGCTCGTCGCGTGCGACTTGATCCACGCATCGGCGACTTCCGGTTTACCGACGCCAAGCATCAGTGCAGCTAGCGCTTCAGCCTCAGTGCAGGTCAGCATCGGCCCCACCTGATCGGCAAGCCAGCTGTCGCTCCACACCTCTGTGAATTCCTTGACCGGGTCAGACATCAGCAGAACCATCTCTTCCTGCAGTAGCGGGACTTCTTGTCGCGGTCTCGATGGTCGTCCTGGCGGGCGCCGTCGTCTGGGTCGCACGTAGGGCGCTCCCCGCGGGATATGTGCCACGCGGAATCTGCTGCGTGTCCCCCGTGCTCGATCTGGTGAGCTTCGCTTCGGTGCTCACAGGTAACGGCGGCAGCCGCCGGCCCAGGAAATCCCAGGCCGACGACCACCATCCCTACCGTGAGTGCCCACCCCGCGAAGGCTCTCACGAAGCCAGTGAGTGATTCATCGAGGCAGCCTGTCCATCCCTGCGCCCGTGTGAGTAGCCGTTCATGTCGTAGCGGGTCCTCTGCTTCTGGCGAGAAGTCCGCGGGAACGCCTCCTTGAGGGCCAGCTCGGCGCGCTGTGCGTCGCCGCGGTAGAGCACCAAGGCTCCTTCGTTGGCGTTCTCCAGTGCCTTGGCTTCCTCGGCACGAAGACGTTCGCCGACAGCCTGCGAGAAGCCAGCAATCCATGCTCGGCGGTACTTGGTGAGCTGTCCGCTGGTCTTCTTCTCCCGCACAGCACCGGTGCGGTAGTCGTAGGTCAGCCTTGCCTTGAAACCTTCTGCGGGGCGCACGGTCTCGACCAGGCGCAGCATCTGGGGACGAAGGATCGACCAGAGGAACTGAACCCTCTCGATGTGCCGAGGGACACCGAACATGATGAGACGCTGAGTCGTACCTCCGTAGACGAGGTTCAGCTTCGTCAGCACCGTCTTGCAGTGCAGAGCCTGTGCGATGCCGTGTAGCAGCAGCACCTGCTGAGCTACGTACTTGCCCTCGAACGTCCACTCCCAGCGGATCGCGTCCGGTTGAACGTTCGCATCCAACCCTTTCTTGGACGCCTCGACCTGGGCCATGTCGATGCCGTATTTCGAGACCAGCTCGAAGGCTTTCGCCTGGAACACCGCCTCCTCGGGAGTGCCGGCGACATCCTCGGCCTGCCGAAGCAGCTTGGCAACCTTGTCTTGCATCTTGGCGGTCTTGGTGTCCATCGAAAGCTCCGTTCTGGTGGTTGGTTTGGTGAGGTGGGGTAGGTCAGCGCTGCCAGTCGCTGGGCAAGAAGCCTCCGTTGGAAAGCCACTCATCGAGTGCGGTGACTTTGTCCATCAGGTTCGCGACCATGTCGCGGTCAGGGCCGACCCTCTCGAGGTCGGCGAGCGTGAGCTTGATGTCTTCGAGCGTCTGGTTGGGGTCCATCAGATCTCCTTCTTCCAGCTCTTGCGGTTGCCCTTGCCGGGGCGCTTCAGCTCTCGCTTGCGGTTACGGTGCGGCTGTGCGGCGTTGGAGCGACGAAGCTCCAGCCGTGCCTTGAGTTGGTCGCTCACCTTGGTCATCCCTTCAGGTCATCGATGTGGATGCAGCCGACGTTGTCTGGGCCGAACTCCGGGGCGTAGCCGAGGACCTCGTCCTCCTGGCAGGGGAAGTCGCGCTGGTCGTACGGACTGGCCGAAGCCTCGGGCTGAGCCAGCGCCATCGCTCCGAGAGCAGCACCAGCGGCGACGAGGGACAGCATCAGGTTGGTCATCGAGCGGGTCATGGCATGCCTTCCGTTGTGTGTCAAGCCGACAGCAGGTCAAGCAACGCTTGCTCGGCCTGTCGAGAGCAGACACCGTTGCCCACCATGCGGAGAGCTTCGGTGCGTGAGATGAAGCCTTCAGGGGCCCGTCGACCTGGGCCCGTTTCGATAACCATGTCTGTGACCCAACCTTCGGGCCAGCCCAGCATCCACTCGCTGAATGCTGCTGCGAGTCTTGGCTTTCCATTGTCGTTGATCTCGATGGGATGGGGAGCCGGCCCAGCTATCGCTTCCCATCTCTTGATGGCCGCGGAGTACTCGGATCCGTCGATCATCCCTCTGTCGATCTTGGCCATAACTGTGACCAGATCGTCGCCTCCGGAACCACGCCTGCTCGCACGAGCGAAATCAGGTCCAGCGGTCGAAGACTTCGCCTCCGGGGTCGGGAGAAGCTTGAGTACAGCCGTGGGCAGGTCCACACCGCCCTGGCGGGCGTTGGGGTTCGGTCCCTTGAAGTCACGCGCTGATGGCGTCGGCAGGTTGGGCGAGGATGAAGACTCTCTCTCGCTTGTGCGGTGCTCCGACGCTGGAAGCGGCGAGAGTTTTCCACCGCGCATCATACCCGAGGTCGGCCAAGTCTCCGAGAACTCGACCCATTGCTCGCATTGGAACACCTTGTGTGCCTGTTGCTTTGGCACTGAGTAGCCCTCTCACGTTCTCGATGACGACGTATCTTGGACGCAGCACGTCGATAGCTTCTGCGAAGTAGGTCCACAGTCCCGACCTCGTGCCTTCCGTGATCCCGGCCCTCAAGCCGGCATGACTCACGTCCTGGCAAGGGAATCCACCGCACAGCACGTCAACCCTCGGGACGGTGTGCCAGTTGATTTTGGTGACATCTCCGATGTTCGGTACGCCGAACCTCTTCGCAAGCACGGTGCTCGCCGCGGTGTTCGTCTCTGCCTGCCACAGCGTTCGACCACCGAAGACCGACTCGACCGCTAGTTCCAAGCCTCCTGCACCGCTGAACAGCGATCCGATACGCAGAGTCATCACGTGAGAACCGGAATCGGCTTGTCCCAGCCTACGAGGATCGCGGCGTTGCTACGGTGATGTCCGTCCCACAGCGTCTTGCGATCACTAGAAATCTCTATGGGCTCGAACGGCCATTCGTCGGAGCCTTTGAGGATCTCGGCGACCTCGTTGACCTTCGCCCAGAAGCCTCCCGGCTTGCGGAAGTTGTATCGCGGATACTTCTGGTAGTACTCATCGAGGTGCTCGCCGCTATCTGCGATGGTGCAGTCGATGCCGAAAATGCTGTCGACATCCCCCGACCTGAGCTGTGATACCTCTTCCAGCGTCATGGTGTCGGTGCGGGTCATGGTGGCTGTGGTCATGTCATTCCTCGTTGGGTGTCAAGCTTTGCGTACGCCTAATCCGGCGACTATGAGGCGAGGTCCAGCTTCTTGATCTTCTCGTGGGTCGAGAAACGAAGGGTCTCACCCGACTTGCCATTCACTGTCTCGTACTCGCACGAGATCGAAACCTCACCCTGCACAGGGTGGTAGTTGACATTGGTGACCGTGCGGACGAAGTCGTTTCGCACGATCACATCTCCGGGCCGGAGGTAGACCGCCTCGACCATCGCCCGGTTGACGATTGTCGGTGCCTTATCGTCCGTGATAATCCACCGACCGACGACCTTGCCGTTCTTGAAGACTTCGCCATACTCCCGGTCCACGACGTGGACGATGGTGCAGTCATTCCGAGCCGCCACAGCTTCGATGTGGTCGAGCAGGACCTCGACCCTCGATCCCTTGACCTCTGCTCTCTTGTCTGCCTTGTTGGTGTCGACGACGGTGAGCGTGAACATGGTTCTCCTTCGATGTCTTTGTGTCGATTGCTAGGCGACGAACAGTCCGTCGGCCTCGATGGCTTCACGCGCCGCGGATCGAGGTCCTTGTCCTGCGTCGTAGGCGTCGTGCCACAGCCAGTCGGCGATGTCTCCGTGTGTCACGCCGTAGGTGCCGAGCATGAACCTGTCGACCTCACCTAGCCAGCGTGCAAAGCTCATTCGTGCCATGCGTTGATGCCTTCCACCTTGAGGTTCTTGACCAGCGTCTCGGCTTGAGCCGTCGAGAGCATGCCTACGAGAAACGCAGGGCCCGTAGGCGTTTCCATCCACACCTCGTGCAGCACGTCACGCCTCCTTGTTCTTGTCGACCAGGAACCAACGCAGCGCGTCGGCTTGTGCGCCGTCCATGAGGGACGACGACTTCACACCTCCACGAGGCCCTATGACCGTGACCTCGTACCCGAAACTTCCACCGAATCGGGTGAACCTGACGGTGTCTCCGTACTTGTCTGTGAACTCGAAGGTGTCCATGGCTTGCCTCACTTCTTGGTTGAGCTGAACAGGACAGACTTGCGTCCGTTGACGCACAGTCCACAGGCCGCACAAGCGGAGCCTTTTTCGCTGATGAGAGCGATGCCACCGTTGTTCTCCGGGCAACGCGTTGCCTTCGGGAACTCAGCCTTGCCGGCGTCAAAGGTGGTATCTACGTAGGCGATGTTGATGCCTCTTGATTCGAGGTACTTGGCAACCTCGAGGTTGTCCCGGTCCCCCGAGAAGTAGAGGGCAAGGTTCGACAGCTTCTGTGCGTGCAGGAACATCGCCGCGGACTGCACTCGTGTGTACGCCCAGAACTGAACGTTGTCGAAGTCTTTGATCACGCGGGCCCAAGCGGCCACGTAGGTGGCACTGAAGAAGTCACCGTCCCAGTGGATACGGAAGATCTTCGGAGCCTTCCGCTTGTCCGATTCCTTGACGAACTCGGCGACCATCTCGGTGAGCATGGAGACGGTGTCTTCCAGCGAAGCGTCGGCCAGGAGATTCCAGTTGTGGAGCAACACAGCGCTCACACCTTTGTAGACCTTCTCCAGTCGACCGGCGTAGCAGATCTGCGAGCAGAACGACGTTGCCTCAGGGCACGAGAAGCCCTTGCCACTGGGCAGACCGATGCTGTTGGCAATCGCCGGCTGATAGTCAGTTACCCGCTCACCGGTCTTCTTGTCGAGCTTGGTGCCTACACGGACCAGACTCGTGACCTTGCGATCCTTCGAACGCTTCAGAGAAGCCATGTCTATCCCTTGCTGTTGGGTGTCAAGCCCGGAGGCTACTTGACCCGGACGATGTTGTTGCCGCGGCAGACGTAGATCTTGCCGTCGAGGTAAACCTTACGAACGGTGTTCATCTTGATGCCTTCCGTGTTGGGTGTCAAGTTGGAGTCAGGACCAACGACGCTTGGTAGAGCGCTTGCGTCGCACTGCAGCCGTGGTAACCCGTGCCTTAGGAATCGCGACACCTACGGTCATATCCTCGACCATCGACACGCGGTATTCGATCGCTCTGCTGGACAGGTGCCCACCCCTCAGGTCCTCGACCACCACATCGGTGTCAGTCCAGCCGGGTATGCCCTTGTCAAGCTCGATGTCTACGGTGCGAACCGGCGACAGATCAGGCGCCGCGAAAGGCATCTTCACGCTCTCACGTGCTGTAACGCGAACCTCACGATGCTCTGCAATGCTCATGATGTACCTCCGCTCAAGCGTGTTGTGTGTCAAGTTGTGGGTAGGAGAGAATCGAACTCTCCAGCGTCGTAGCCACGTTCTACGGCTCAGCTGCACCGCGATCATTCCATCGCGCCAGCGCTACCCTAAGTGTTTTTTTCTCCCCGTGGGTCCAGGCTTTCGCCAGCAGAATCTATCGGATCCTAGCCACAGGTCTAAATTTGGTAGGTAAGAGGGATATGCACCCTCGCAAAGCGAGCTGGTTCACTTCTGGTCTGCGATGCTCTCACCATCGCATTACGCGTGTCTCGCCGTCCCATGTTTTGTTGTTGTTGTGATTCTCACTCTAGCACCGAATCTGTTGGGTGTCAAGTTGTGCGATTGGGTGGTTTGGGACGGCCCATTGTCCGTCCGCGCCCCGTGCCCTACCCAATATTGGGAATCGAATCGCGTGACACTCTCGCTATTCGGTTGTGTCAACACCTTATCACGAGAACGTGTTGGGTGTCAAACCGACTGGAGAATCACTATTGAGTTCAGAAGAAAGATCAGTCGGCCCGTTTCCGGGCCCTTAGCCCTGTCTCAGCGGCGTGCCAATAGATAACCACAAGATTCGGTTGGGTGTCAAGCCCGAAGTTTCGGATTGCCCGTTTCCGCTGGTAGGAGCGTTGCAGCCGTCGGATAGGCGCCGGCAACTAACCTCAGCAACCACCGAGAAACGTACGCTCACCTGGACGTATCCCATGAGCTGCTCACTATCGCACCGGTGTGCCGGCTACCCAACAACACGTGTTGAGCTGGGCATATAGCCCTCTGAGAGCCAGCGTGCCGCGTGTTTGCCCGCGGCTACCCGTGTCCTACGCAAGCGCTCGCTACCGGTCGTCTCGGTTGCCCTGTGCGAAGTACGTACCAGCGCGTATCCGCTGGTCACTCGACACACATACCGAGCACGTAGTGAGCAGCTCATGCCTCGAATAGGCCTATGACCAGCACAAACAATGCGATTGCGCTCACCTGGCAGCACACAACGTGCTGCTGTGCCCTGTGCGTATGCGTGTCCAGCACATGACCTGTGCTGTGCCCTGTGTGCTGTGTGAGCACGTGTTTCTCGTGCCCTGTGCCCTGTGACCTCGCATTGCGTGCCCTGTGCCTTAGAGGAGCTCTCAGTCGCACTGTGTGCGCTCGCATGCCTCGAGACTTAGCTATGACATGCAAACTCGCTGGTCACGCAACCCCAGGGGGGTTGCCCCCTAGGGGCCCTTCCCGACCGGTCGGTTA